AGCCACCCGGTCAAAGGGATCGAAAAGTCCGGGGTGACTGTCCCGGACACTGCGTTATACACGAGGTTACTCGTGTCAGAACTATCGTAATTATTTGGATCGAATCCCCAGAAAAGAGGACCGGTGGCCGAAATCGTGTTTGCGTTATAGGGGACTATGACGTTCGATACTCCCGAAAATATAAATTTGTTCAATTCACTATTAAAACTCATATATGGAGAAAATGGTGCACCCCATATCGCCATGTTTCCAGGCTCGGATGAATAATATGGAACAGTTGAATATGCGGCCGTGAGAGGACCGACGGTCGTCCCATCCGCAAGGCCGAGCCAGAGGACCGGTGCGTTTGTGGACCCTGGGGGTGTTCTCCAGACATAATATTTCCCTAGGTCACAAAGGCCTGGTAAAGTTAATCTCAGAGTCAGGGCCCTCAAGAGGTCACCGCGAGCCATAATTTCACACGTGGCCTGTTGACCCCACTGAATATTTGTCCCGTTAAATTGGTTATCAAAAGATTCTAGGACAAAGGGAGTGTGCCGTTTATATGTTCCCGAAAAATAAGTAATCTGGGGCGATCCTGTGAGCAACACGTCCTGTTGCCCACGGGCCGCGAGTTCTATGAAACCTGAACTCATTCCTGATAATGACCCAGAACTTATTTCGTGCGTTTCAGGCGACTCTCTATTTTGTTACTAAATTGTAGGACCGAGATATGGCTCTCCAATTGAGAAAGTTCAATCCGGCATCAATGGGCGACGACAAGGTTTGTGTTTTTATAGGTAAAAGAGGAACCGGAAAAAGCACCCTTGTGACGGACATCCTCTGGAACAAGAAGCACTTACCGGCCGGTATAGCAATGTCAGGGACCGAAGAAGGCAACGGGCACTACAAGCAGTTTATACCGGACCTTTTTGTTTACGGAGACTACAATAAGGATGCAATCGAAAAGTTGATAGAACGTCAAAAGAAGCTCTTGATCGTCGGAAGATGCCAGCCGGTCTTTATTCTTATGGACGATTGTATGTATGATAAGTCTTTTATGCGAGATATCTGCATTCGCCAACTCTTTATGAACGGCCGGCACTGGAAGATTTTCTTTATGATGACCACACAGTATTGTATGGATATGACCCCTATGATTCGCACGAATGTCGACTATGTCTTTGCGCTCAGAGACAATGTGCGGCAGAATCGCGAGAACCTCTACAAGGCTTTTTTCGGAGTCTTTCCAAATTTTGATCAATTTTCGCAGGTTATGGATGCTTGCACGGAGAATTATGAGTGTCTCGTATTGGACAATACGTCCAAATCTAACAAGATTTCAGATTGTGTGTTTTGGTATAAGTCTCCGATCCGTAAGAATTTTAGGGTAGGAAACGAAGCCTTCTGGAAATGTCACCAGCAGCACTACAATCCCAGGGCCCCACCCCGTGGTCCCCTGGAGCCGTCCGTGAGGCGCAAGGGAGGGGTCGTAACTGTCGTAAAGAAACCTGCGCTTTAATATTTTTTCTATTTTAGATTGAAATTACATATGGAGACTTACGACATGAGTGAGGGGAGCACGTTGATAAATGCCATTCACGAGGAAAAGCAGCCAGAAAAAAAGGTTGAGCAATCTCAAATGGCGGACTTTTCTACACCTATCGATGAAATTATTGAGGAGCCTCAGCAGGGAGGGGCGGTCCACCCTGGTGGGTCTAATAGAACAAAGTCTGGAAATCCTCTTGGTCTTACGAATGAGCAGTTCCAGTCGCTGATCGCAGGAGTCGCAGCGGTCATCGCCTTTTCAGAGCCCGCCCAGGACAAACTGAGTTCTTTCGTGCCAAAGTTTCTGTCCGAGTCGGGAGACCGTTCTATGACCGGCCTCATTGTCACCGCACTCGTGGTCGCTATTATTTTCTATTTTGCTCAGAAATATCTAATCAATTAAAGTGTCCCCGCAGTAGTTTCTGGTTCCGGTCGGTTCGTAGAGACCGGCATCTATACAAATCTTCTTCAGTTTTTTAAAATTATCCCAAAATTTGTCTGAATGACTATACTCGGGAACAGACATATGGGCCATTTCGTGAATGAGAACATATGTCGCTGAATTTACATCGTCTCCATCAAGACAGATGTAAATTTCATACCCTTTATTCACGTTGGAACCTATGGCACCCTGAGCCCTGGTCCAGCCCCTCATCCCCGTCAGAATCGACGGGGTCAAGACGGGAGTCCACGTAGGGTCTCCGGTCTGCTGAAGGACGTCTATTATCTGTGCGTAACGCTCTTTGAGTTTGATAAATATCCGTGGTTCTCGTTGAGTTATTAAAATTACAATTAATATTAAAATTAGACAATAAACTATCATCCCTTACTCATTCACAATTTTTTTTAAAAATGAATTTTGAATATAAATCGGAAATAAGTTTGTTGGGCTTGGGGATCATTGGTTCCCAAGTGATCAGTTCGAGCCCGACACCCTTGAGGGCCTCGATGAGGGTTCCGGGGTCCAAGAGAGGCTCGTCCTTGGGCCCGTCGGCATAGAAGGGTCCGTCGGCCAGGCCGATGAGGAGCTGTCGCCCACCTCTCCATATCTTGAATTGATTTTCTAACCTATCAGAAAACTCGCCATATTTGTCAGCCATCGCCAAGGCGCGGTTTCTGTCGGGCACGATGCCAATGAGGAGACCCCCAGGCTTTACGGCGCATCCGATTCCTTTGATTGAGTCTTCCCAAGAATTCAGAATGTAGTGAAGTGAAAAGTTATAGCAGACAACGTCAAAAGGTCCGGCAAACGCAGCCTGTCGAATGTCGCCCGTTCCCAAGAAAAACACTGGGAAATCAGCCTCGCGGGCCCGACTCTCGGCCTCGATGAGAGATTCGACGTCCGGATCTATGGCAAACACGCGGGCCCCGACCGCCTTCCACTTCCACCAATCACCCCCGCGACCGCAGCCACAATCTAGAACTGTGTCGCCCGGTCGAACATTTGAATTGATAAGGTCCTTTTTGCAAGAATTATGAAGCCTTCGAATTTGTTCCATCACTTAAAAGATACAAGCTTCTTTCTTTTATATGGGTTCCCTAGAGCAAGATTACCTGACCGTTCCTGGACAGCTTTTTGCGTGCGTGTCCTTTGTTGGCCCCGATCTTCCCCAGAAGAATGAGAAGCTCGGATTGAAGATTCGTGGTGCTTTTCCGACCCGCGATGAGGCGGCAAATCACGCCAAGCGTCTTCAGCGCGAGGATGCGCTCGTTGACATCTATGTGGTCGATATGTATAAGTGGCTCCTGATTCCACCGGACCGCACTCAGATTGAGGATGTTCATTACCAGAACGAGAAGCTCGAGGAGATCATGACCAAGTATAAGGAGAATCAGACCCAGGCCGCTTCTATGTTCGAGAAGCGCAAGCGTGATATGATGGCCAAGCCGGCCGAGGGCGAGTTTCCGTATATCGATCCGGCCGATGAGAATTCCAAATACTACACGAAGCCGGATGTTCCGCCGATTCCCCATCCGGCAGAGCTCCTTGACGATCTGACAAAGGAGTTTCCGGACAAGGAGATGGCCGAGCTCGTGAAGATTGCGGACGAGCGGGTCGCCAAGGTTATCGAGGAGCGCAAGGCGGCCGCGGCAGCAACTTAAAATATGTATAAATAATAATGTTTATAGCACTGGTCCTTGCACTGATACTACTTTTTGTAGTATTGGTCAAGGCGAAGAATTCTGAAAAATATCAGTCCGATATTTTTCAAGATCCGTTAATTAGGGCAAATCCCTGGATAGGATTTGTCCAAGAAGATATATATAAAGACCCATCTGGGCCAATTGGCGACTTTGAAGGAAAGTCTGATGTTTTATCAAATTTGAGTCCGGCTGAATTTACTTAAGGGCCGGATTGACAATAATAGGGCGCATATTCATTATGATAACTCCAATGACTACACCGAGGAGCAGAAGGGCAATAGGGTTATTGAAGGGAGCCGGGAGAAGAGTTTGTGCCTGGGCCTCCCATGGAGGCGGCTCACGATAACGCTGAGGCTCCGGTGTCCACACCTCGCGAACAGGCTCGGGCTCGATCTCGGGCTCGATATCAGTCCAGCTTACCGTCGGCCTCTTTTCGGACTGATCGTTTTTTGACTGCGGTTCTCCCTGTGTCAGGAATGGGGGCGTTTCGCTGTTTGACAGAAACGGTGGTCTCTCCATCACTGTCCGATACATCACTCTCGCTTTTATCTGGGACAACAAATCCATCTAGATTTCCATCTTCGTCAGCATCATCTTCAGAATCTAGGTCCGAGTCGTCCTCATCATCCTCATCGCCCGATACAATATCAGACTCATCGGTATCATAATCATCGTCGGCATAATCATCCTCGACCTGCTCTTGAGGCTCGTAGCGCTCGGGAGGCTTGGACACGCGTCCATACCGGGTTGTAGACATTTCTTATCTAGAAATAAGTTTTACGTTTAAGTAAGTTTAGAAACCGACCGTTCGAAAAGCAGCGGGCCCGGCTCCAAATGTGGGTCGGGCAGATGGTGGAGGACCCGAAAAAAACTCCTTGAAAACAGATGTCGAAGGACTTCCCACAATCGCTACATCGGTTAATTTATCAACTATCGAAGGAGGCAAAATGTGTTCGGCCCCTTTGAACTCTTTGCATTCTTCATCAAAACATCTTTGTGAAATTCGACCGGCCCGTATATTGAACCAGATATGATTCGACTTGTGCGGGCGACCTATATTTTCGCAATAGGTTGAGTCAGTCTGCAGAAACCATCCATCATGGTCGTGCCTTCTGACTTTTACGGATCGGATGTGGTCCTGACCCTTGATCGAACGTCGAATAAATTCAGCTAATCCATCAACCTCGATAAGATCCTTGCTCGCTTGGGCATCCTCTCCGGTCACCCTGATCGACATCAAATTCAAAGTTTCTACACTCTTTGGTAAATCTCTGGGTATATAGGGATCTCCGGAAGGTTTCTTGTGTGACCAGAGCATCCTCAGACCTGAACCACCGTAGACGGACGCGTCTATTATTTGCTCCCAGGGACCTTCTCCGATTTCTTCTATAATTTTAGTTCTCAATTGAAGAGCTCGGGTCTTGGTCACAACCAACCCGGGCCAGTGAATGTGCACTCCGGACTTTATCAGACCATCCTTGAGAGGTCTGGGTTGGGCTCGAGCCACATAGAATTTTCGATCGACCCCTATGGCCGAATGAATTATGTCACAAAATTGATAAAGGTCTCTGTCGCTCAGTTTTTCCTTGGCCTTGTAATCAAGGTCCACGAAAAAATTAAACCGCTCGGTCTTTTGCTCGACGACATACAATTTTGTTCCAGAATTAATAGTTTCCAGATAGACCCTGTGGAACTCCTGAATTTCTTCATCTGGCACGAGAAGAATTCCACCATTCATGAGGACGTGAGTCCCGGAGCCCTTTGGGATTCTCCATCGGTCTATTGTCATTTATTTAAATAAAGTCTTCTTCTTAAAGTTATTCTTCATCTGATGAATCCACGAGCCAAGACAGAATGTGCTTCTTTTTCTGGGCCTTCGGAGCCTCGGGGGCCTTCGGAGCCTCGGGAGCCTTCGGAGCCTCGGGGGCCTTCGGAGCCTCGGGGGCCTTCGGAGCCTCGGGAGCCTTCGGAGCCTCGGGTGCCTTCGGGGCCTCATCCTCAATCTTCTGAATCTCGGCAAACAATTTCATGACTGACATTTCACGGGCAATCTGCTCGGGATCTTCACCCTTGCCTCTGAGGCCTGCAAGTATAGTGGCCAACTCAATCTTGGACCGGGTCATTCTATTTTAGACTGACCTATTTTATTTGTTAAAAGGGCGCGGAATTTTATACGATAGAATTCAAGTTAAAAGGTGTCCAATTGTTTGCTCCGAGTGCTTGAGTGAACTCTGGATTTCCGAGGACGTGCCGCCGGATCATAGGCCACAGGTTCGGGCACTTTGTGATCGAATCGAGGTTTTCGAATCGGCACTCGTCATTTTCATCATAATTTTTGCGAAAGGGAACTTCGGCCCCTTCCATTTTCTTCTTTTCTTCACTGAAACGTTGGATAAGATGCTTGTGTTCTGCTCCAGTCATTGGTAGGTTGAAAATATACACGTGATAATGGTTGATTACGTCGACTCCATCCTCGATATCCCTAGGCTCGGGTGTATCTGTCGTAAATTTGAAATAGGAATAGGACCCCCTTTTCAAATTTATGAGGCCTCGCATCTCTTCTTCCAGTTCTCTTACTGCACATCGAAGTGGATTATAGATTTCACGACGTCTGCATCCTCCCGTCACAAAGGTCCATTCTCGGTAGCGCCTGTCATGGACTATCAAAAAATGCTTGAGGCCTCCTATTTCACTCATCGGTATAGCTATAGCTTTGTGTCGCTCTCGAGGCATACTGGGATATTCCAAGTAAAATATTTCGCCATTTATGATGCATAGAGCAAAGACCCAAGACCCTTATCAATTCGCAGAACGTTATAATTTAGGGCATAAATATTGTTCCCGTTAAAAACGGCCGCGATTGTGGTCGAACTCGGCACGACCAACCTGAAAGAATCAAGTCTCGAAAAGTTGAGAGTTCCGGTCGGCTGCAAGTCGGCCGTGTCCAGACACCAAGGGATAACTACGAAATTTGGAGGAATATATGAGGTGCCGGATAAATCATTTTCAGGATTTCTTAACCAACCAAAGGGTGTATGATAGTATGTTGAGGCGTCAGTCCAATGAGGCAAAGGTCGCATATCACCAACGTCAATTCCGTTAATCTGTAAGAGCAATCGCTGTTGGGCAAGTTTTGCTGGCTGTGTATCATAAGGAGGTTTTTCAATGTAATTACACGCCCGAGACGCCAAAAATTTTATGGGATGCGCAAAGGCGAGTTCTTGAACAGCAGATTTTGCGGGTCCGACCGTCTGAACCTGAGTAATCAGAATATCTAACGGGTTACTGGCCATCCACGTGCGTTCGGGTGCGCCTAGATAAATGTAATTTGTCCAAACCTGTATTTGAAACAAATCTATACTGTATTCTGGATTTGTTGGATACGCCCAACGAATTCGAATTTCTACATCATGGAATTGGAGGGCCACAAGAGGGATAGAGGTTGTCCAATCCTTACAAAAAAAGAATTTAAGAGGAAAAAAGTAAGAATCTCCTTGTGACATATTTAACTGTGAAAGATTCTGGGAACCGGTAATAGGTTCAATGATATTCATATATTTAAAGTCATGTGAATCGATTAATTGACCTCCTATATAAAGATCTATCTTATCAATCGTATTTAACCATAAATTATTATATGGTGTGTTTTTTATCATACTTTCATCATTTGACACGGCCGTTAAATACACATAATTCAACATGTCACCCTTTCTCTCGAACCGGACCGTGGAGATGTTCCCCGGGGCCGGAGTTCCCTGAATGACTTGGCGCTCGAGCGAATGGGCAAAGTGCGTGGCCCGTTTATAATTTGATATAAAATAGGACATCTCGGGATGCCCTGTGAGCCATTCATCCTGGGGCCCGGTTGCCACGAGCTGAATGCTCATTTATACTAGGTGCGGATATTTAAGATGCGTAAAGGAGCGAGCCCATACCATCCTGAATTCTGAGGATGTTGTAATTTACGGCGTAAATATAGTTCCCGAAATTTTGCAACGCATGTATTCCTCCATTTAGACTCGTAGGAACAACAATTCTGAAAGAATCTATCCTTGAAAAGTTTAAAGTTCCGGTAGGCTGTAAACTCGAGGTATCTAGACAGAAAGAAATGAGAACCAACCCACCAAGACCGTTATTCATCGGGGCGAGTATATTATCTATTGTATATGGCTGAGCCCATTTGACATTGTAATACAACGGAACACTTGTCCAGTGAGGTAAATGACGCGACTCTCCTATATCGACTCCATTAATTTGTATTTTAAATTGATAACTACTTACGTCTTGTGAGAAGTAATTTTCTTCATAATGAAATGCGGGCCATGATATATATTTTACAGAATTTGCAAATGGTAAATCTTGTTTAAAATTGGTGCTGGCCAAAGTTCTTTGAGTTTGTGTAATTAGCATATTATGTGTATTAGTCGCGAACCAATCGCGCTCAGCCTGATCGAGATATATGTAGTTTGCCCAGGCTTGTGGATAGAACCCAGAAGATATAGTAGTCGAAACTGAATTCCAATAAATTCTCATTTCAACTTCGTGAAAAGCAAGAGCAACGAGTGGAAGAGCAGCCGACCAATCCTTGCAAAAGAAAAAACGCATAGGAAGGAATGAACCACTTACATTATTTATTTTTCCCTCATTAAATGATCTGCATTCAAGGGGATTGTCCACGGCCAATAAAAATATGTTATCTTGTGTATCAATCAATTGACCACCTATATAAAGTTCAATTCTGTCAATAACACATGGTAGTCCAGGAAGTAACCAGTCGATGTTAACTGCAGTTGAACCATTTGGATTTGAAAACGTAAGATAGACATAACTAAGAAGGTCCCCTTTTTTATCGAATTTTACTGTAGAAAACCCGCCATCGTCCGGTTTTCCCTGAACAACGAGCCGTTCGACAGAATTTGCATAATGTGTCGAACGACGATAATTCGTCATGAAATATGACATTTCGGGTTTCCCCGTGAGCCACTCATCCTGAGGGCCCGTAGCAACGAGTTGGACTGCTCCACTCATTTATAGTATTTAGTTATATTTTACGAGGCGTAGAGGAGCGAGCCGAGGCCGTTCTGAATTCTGAGGACGTTGTAGTTTACCGCGTAAATGTAGCCGCCGCCGAAAAGACCGGCAATGGAAGTCGTGGAAGGGACCACAAGCCGGAACGAATCGATCCGAGAAAAGTTGAGGGTTCCGGTCGGCTGCAGCTTGGAGGTGTCGAGGCAGTAAGGGATGATAGCCACTGGCAGGGTGCTCGTCCAGCCCACCGGCGTGTGGTAATAGGGTGCCGCATCAGTCCAGTGGGGCAGAGGACGGATGTCACCAATATCAGATCCGTTAATCTGAGTATTGAATTTTAGATTCGCAATAGATCCTCCTGAATAAGCCGGTGCCACGATCGCCAGGAACTTGATGGGCTGGGCCAGAGCAATCTCCTGGACGCGCGAAGCCATCTGGGTCGTTCTCTGAACCTGGGTAATCAGCATATCCTGCTTGGTGGTGGCGAACCAGTCGCGCTCGGCCTGGTCCAGGTAGACATAGTTCACCCAAGACTGGAGCTGAGTCCCGGCCGCCAGAGACAGCGACTGGGACCAGGTGATGCGAATCTCCACATCGTGGAACTGGAGAGCCACGAGGGGAATAGCGACCGACCAATCCTTGCAGAAGAAGAACTTCAGAGGGTATATGTAACTGGCGTAACTTGTAGTCACGTCAGCCAGGGCCCGATTCCTCTGAGAAACCGTCTGAGAACCGGTCACGGGCTCGATCTGTGCGCTATATGTGAAATCCTGGGTATCGATCATTTGGCCACCGATATACAGATCGATTTTGTCGATGATGGTGTTCCAGGTTGGGTTCAGAAGATTGCCGCTCGAGTCCACGGCGGAAAGGTAGACGTAGCTGAGAAGGTCGCCCTTCTTCTCGAAACGGATAGTCGAGATGTTCCCGGCGGAGGGGTCGCCCTGGATAATCTGTCGCTCGATGGAATTTGCGTAATGGGTCGAACGGCGATAGTTGGATCTATAGAAGGACACCTCGGGTTTTCCGGTCAGCCACTCATCCTGGGGACCGGTCGCTACAAGCTGGACAACGCCACCGCTCATTTATACTAATTGGACATATTTTTTTAAGAAACAGTTGGCGCTAGCGAAAGTGCATATGGATTTTTTTCGAGCTGCTGAATTGCGATATCAAGACTGGTCGGAGATGCATAGGGATTTCTGTTTCCCTTGCGCTCATTTAATTTATCGAATTCAGGGGCTTTATATCCTTGACTGGGTCTGTTCGTGGTAGGCCCGATCGGTCCCAGTTGAAGGGGTCTCGACTCTGCTCTTGTGGCAGACATAGCCCCGACTTGGTTTACAGGATCGTTTCTTACATTCATTCTTCCTGGGTTTCCGGCCCGATCTGCATTTGATCGGTTTCCGGTTTCTCTCGTGAGACCCTTGTCGGTCGCGTTTCCATATGGTAAATTTACCTTATACTGGGCTGTGCCCGTAGAAAGAGTATCGGTCCGCAGTCCAGTTTCGGACCGAATAGTCATCCGCTTGGCCTTGACGTGATTCGGACGTCCGGCCGCTCCGGTCAGGGCCCCACGGGCACCGCCTCCACCGTAGGCTGCCGGGGCACGGTAAGCCGTCTTTGAAGACTTGGCCTCGTGGGTTATATTCCCGATATAGGCAGCCCCGCCGTTCTTTACGATGGCATCCGGGGGTCCCTCACCGCCTGGAAGAGTCGTGAGGCGCTCCTCATTCATATTCACCGGAAGAGCACGGAAGTAATCCTGGAAACCTCCGCCGGCCGGAACGTCCGGTGCGAGACCAAGACCTGGGCCGACAGTCATAGGCTGACCGGTCGGTGCGAGGTTCTTTTGAATATTGGTAACAAATTCACGATTATAAAGATCGTAGACCGGTTGACCATAGGGCATCTTCGAAGTATTGGATGAAATATCCTGAATTCCAGTCACGGTCTGCTTCGGCGCGAGACGCCAATCACCTATACGCTTTCCCTTGTCAGGATTTCCAGGTCTCTGATCAAAAAAATCACCGAGATGCTCACCTTGGCCTGTTGCGGCATTGTCTAAATCCTTCTGAGTAATTGATTTCCTGGTTGCCGGGGGTGCTGAAGACTTGGGGTCAGACAAAGTCTTTCCGACAAACACGAGACCTACAATGGCTGCTAGTGCCACCGGGTCCATTAGTATATCATTTTAAAATTATTTTAATGGATACCGTTGCTTGAAACGATTATTCTGATCCTCTGCGTATGTGCTGATGGGATTTCGCTCAAGGACTTTTACTGGCATTGTTATATAACTATTGGGAAAATCATATGATTTTTCGGCCCAGGTCTTTCTGGAGCCAGTCGTTGGCTCCTCGCGAAGGAGGCTCTCTATTTCTGTTTTATCCGCGAGAACTATCTGGGCCGGGCCGCGCCACACGCTCGAATCGAGAATATTCGGGCTATTCATCATTGTTGTTAACGCATATTTTAATTACCGCCACGCATCTGCGACCTCTCTGGAAACGTAGAATAAAAGCGGTCTGGGTTGCATGCTAATCCGCCCTGATCATGGCATTTAGGCTCAAAGGGCTTTCCGAATGCTGCGGTGGCGAACGCCCCTTGGTCATGTTCTGGGACGGTGTAGAAATTTCGCTCGGCATTGCGAATACTCTCGAATGGGTGAATACTGCTCCAGGCGGCCTGGACCTTGTCACGAACACTAGGATACCACGCCGCCCCAGGAAGATTCATCGCGTCTCCTGGGACCGGATTGGCCATCGAATTATCGGTCGTCGGTGCAGTGTAATAGGATATTCCAGACTCTGGACTGGACAACCGTGTTTTCCAAACATAATATAAAATTCCGAGTGCGATCGCGCCGAGTGCGAATATGCGCACGTCTCTTGAAATTATATAGAATAAACAGACCGCGTAAATAATAAAGCGAGCCGTGGCCGAGACGCGCTGTCGAGGTCCCTGAGATGCGTTGGGCCAAAACTGGAGAAGTTCGCTAGTTTTGAAAATATCATTTAGATCCATTCTTATATTTATCGAGAAGATTTCTTTGATCGAATTCGAGGTGCTGTGCGCTGGGGAGGCGGAGGACCCATACCGCCGAGCATCTGTCCGAGCATACCCGCGAGTGCCTTCTCGTCCATCTGACCACCATCCTTCATCTGGTTCGCACAAGACTCTGCGGCTGACTCTATCATACTGAGCATCTCGGGAGGGAACATACTGAAGGTCGTGCCCATCATATAAAGAGACTGAATATACTGCCAGATTGCCTGACGAGTCGTCTCAGAACAGTCTTCACGCTTCCATATCACGTTGAGATTCATATTTTTTACAAACTCATTCTCTTCACAAAAGAAGGAGTCATCCTTGGTCATTATCTTTCCGGACCAAGAACCTATCTGACTCACAAAGGACTTGCAGTCCAGTGGTGTCTTTTTGGGTTCATCGGGAAAGATACGGGCGAGCTCGCTGATAAATTGACACATCATCTCATCAAATGCTTTGAGGGTCGTCATTTTATAATAAAGAAATCACATCCTTAAGTTAATTTAGTAAGGTTGTTTGAGGACCGGACCCGAGTCGCCCTGTCCTTGATGCACTATAAAAAATACCAAAAGTCCAACAAGAAATGCCGGCTTGAAATACTGGGAATTTTTAAGATTTCCTTCATTGTTAATTTTTGAACGTGTAAATACGAAAGCGACCACAATCGCGGCTGCTATGACAGCCGCTCCGAGCGGATCTCGGAAGTAATAATCCATCCTTTATACTGACGGGGTTATTTTTTCAATCCGTAACGGAGCATCTCTGAACAGTGACTCGCCCTCTGGTTCTGGGGCTGTCGTCGGTCCGACTGGAGTCACCCCGGGGACGCTCGGAGGAGTCAAGCTGTTGTTCACAGTCACCTGCGTGTGTTCACCTCCGGGAGTCTGAGCAAACTCCATATTTCCCACGGGAGCTTCATCGATCATATCAGGTATATCATCCTCTTCCTCGATCTCATCCTCAAGATCCTCATCCATATTCAGGTCGCCGCCATTACCCATAGAAGGAAGATATGTGCTCAGAATTTCACCTGTCGGAATAAGGTCCTCAATAATCACTATGATATTCTTATTGAAACGCTTATTCAAGTCTTCAACGCGCTCGTGCTCTATCTTATTATCGACTATAATGCTCGGCGAGTCATACAGGTCTTTGGCACAGGCTTCGTAGCACCTCTGAGAAAAGACGTCGGTCGCAGGAAGCTTGATGCAAATCTTTTTGGATTTTTTGTCGGTTCGGATCGCACTCAGAATCTTGACGTGAATAATGAAGACGGCCGCAAGCAGGCTCGGGAAGAGCGGCTGGTTCTTTATGATTGCATCTGAATTTTTAGTTGAAATTGAAGAATTCCAGGTTTTTACGGCTCGAAGTCTCTCCTGGAAATTCTGAACCGCGTGGCGGCCCCGCGTCTCCTTTTTGGCCTCGAGCCACATATCCCAGAAGGTTTCTATCATGACTGGTATCATCGCGTCGCAGAGCTTTTTTGTAAACCGCCGCTCGGACTCGTTAAGGATATCCATTTATAATACTGAACAGTAATTATTTACGATTATTTGACGAGCGAACTTTTTGTGCAAGTTTCTGAAGATTCACAAGGTTCGGAAGGTCCGGCACGAAATCAGTTTCTTGTTCGACCCGTTTGGACCACTGGACTTTTATGTCGAGCGGGCCGACCATATCCACACGGTATCCAAGTCTTTGCAATTGTCTGCACATATAAATAACAGTCATAGTTAAATCATATTTTGGAAAACCGACAATAAATGTTGGAACGGTCAGTATAGAATGTTTGTGTCCCAGTTCTGAAGAATTCTTAATTTTCCTACAGAATTGTTCAAGAAGGCATTTATAATATTCTTTTTTTGCTTCGTTTCTCTTCTTTTCAGAGAGAGAAATTTGCTTTGCCGATACGGCCATCTGATATAATATTTATAAATTAAGAACGAGTATTTAGAGACAGTGGGGTCATTGCTATAACGGCCTGTATGTTGTCATCAATCTCTTTCCATGACTTATACTTGTCGGGCTTGAAACCCACCGTCGGGTCAGGCTGGCTGGTAAGATCCGACGACAGTATAGCGACCGAGCCATCAGGACTTACACGGGACGTTATATCATATTGAATTCCTGAGAATATACTCGAATTGAAGAACAAAACTCGAGATACGTAAGAGCCATCTGCCTGAGGATTTATGAAGACGGTATCGATAGGGACCAGGTCGGGGTTCCCTTTGAGGAACTTTTCGAGGATCGCTTCATTTACGGCCGGGGGTATAGGGGCCGATCTATCGATATCTTCAGCAGCATAAGAAGAATAGGACTTCTTGTTGAACAGGAAGAATAAGGCCAGTAAGACCAACACGACAATGATGAAGGTCTTCATTAATACTATACAAGACGAAAATATCCTGCGTCTTCTGGGCAAATGAAAAAAGTGAAATTTTAGTATATGGCACTCTTGGTCTATTCTGAGAAATGTAAATTTTCTAATGATATTTTGAATTTTATAAAGGGAAACGCATCTCTCTCTGAGATTGTGCGTCTTCATGAGATTGGTCGCAAGGGAATCCCATCTAAAAAGATAACGCGTGTTCCGACTTTGATCACGAATGATGGTAAAATGTGTGTTGGGGCCGATGTAAAGTCTTGGCTCGAGATGATTTTACCAAAAGAAATAGAGATGTGGTCAGCGTCCGGCCCATCCACGAGTAATCTCGACGGTTCAGACACCTCGGATATGTTCGACCTGGAACGTTATGGAGTCACCCTACAACCCGAAATAACTCCCGATATGCAGAAAAGAATAGACGCCAAGCTCGCTGATGCGATGAAGGAATCGAGATAAAGATTTTAAGATATTATATAATAAGATGCATTTCAGGACAATACAAGCCTCGGCTCTGAAATCAGTATTTGAAGTTTTAAAAGATATCATCAATGATGTGAATGTATATTTCAGTCCAAAGGGAATTCAGATATTGACACTGGATACAGCGCGCGTCACGCTCGTTCACATGTTTATGGGTTCTGAAAATTTCGAGGAGTATGAATGTCCCGATGAGATAGTGGCCGGTATGAATATGGCAAATATTCACAAGCTTCTCAAGTCTATCGGGGGTCAAGATACTCTTACTGTAAATATCACCGGTCGTGACTATATGGATATGAAGATTGAGAATACTGAAAAGAGGTCATCTACTAATTTTAAATTAAAATTACTAGACATCAATGAGGATCAATTAGAGTTTCCGGATGTCGATATGAATGTCGTGACGACCCTGCCCTCGGTTGACTTTCAGAAAATGGCTAGAGATATGAACAACCTATCAAACGAGATGGATATTATACGTGAAGGAAATAAGCTCGAACTGAGCTGCAAGGGTGATTTTGCCGATCAAAAGACCGTGATTGAGTTTCCGGAGTCTGTAAGTAGAACCGGAGGCACATTTAGTCTCAAGTATATCAACCTGTTTACAAAGGCCACAAATATGTGCTCGAGTATTCAGATTATGCAAAATTCTACAAACTCAGATATGCCTATAATTTTCCGATATACAATTGCTAATTTGGGCGATTTGAAATTCTACCTAGCTCCTAAAATTGACGAGGATAAATAAATAAGTATAAATGAATATATGGAGGCCCGGTATGACGAAAGACTACGGGCCTGCAAAAGTGTTGGTGAGGCTGCGGAATATATTCTTTCGTGTATACCTATTATAAAGGAATACACGGCAGAAGCGACTGAAGAGACCGTGACCAACACCGTCGCAAGTATGCAAGTGACTTCGCGTAAAGGCGTTCCTCGACATGACATATATAAAAAATATTTGTCAGAAATTGAAAATCAGAATCACGACATTAAGAACTGTTTGTCAGAGTCTAAATGTAGAAACTGTGGCAGCAAGTATTCAAAGCGTCTCGACGAGGCTTTAAGTGAAGAAATATGTCAAGAATGCGGAGTATCCGAATTTATTTTAGGGGACGAGGTCGGATATAAAGAAGAGCAAGAACACGAGAAAAATATAGTTTATTCCTATAAACGCGAGAATCATTTTAATGAATGGGTAAGTCAGTTTCAGGCAAAAGAGTCGACGAACGTTCCAGATGAGGTGGTGACGAAACTAAGAAGCGAATTTAAGAAGCAAAAACTGAAAGATCTATCAGATATTACACACGAAAAGGTAAAGGCCCTATTGAAAAAGCTCAATTTCTCCAAATATTATGAGCACGTCCCGTATATCACAACTATGATCAGCGGAATAACGCCCCCTACTATGCCCCAGGCACTCGAAGACAAGCTCCGGCTTATGTTTCACTCGATCCAGGCACCGTTCGAGAAACACAAACCCGCGAATCGCAAGAACTTTCTGAGTTATTCATTTGTTCTTTATAAAATGTGCGAACTTTTGGATGCTGATGAGTATCTCAAGTGCTTCCCTCTGCTCAAGTCGCGTGAGAAGCTCTACATTCAGGATCAAATTTGGGAAAAGATCTGTGAAGAGCTTCGATGGGAATTTATACGGACTCTGTAGAGATCTCCATCGGCACTGGAGTCTGCTCGGGCTCTGGGATCTGTAGACCAATTTCCTCAAACTCGAGGGGACCGTTCTTGTCTGGGAAATTAATGAGGTAACCAACTTGAAGCTCAAGTAACTTGACGTAATTTCTGGTCTGAATTCTGTAAACCTCATTGAGTTTCGAGACCGACTTAAGTTCGATCACAACCTTGCGATCGATTATGAGATCCGCACGAATGAAGCCCACATTTTGCTTATCATAATAAACCGGCACGATCCTTTCAGTCTCGTAATAAAGTCCAACCTTGCGCAGAGCAACCTCAAACGCACAGTGGTATACCGACTCTGAATAGCCAGGGCCAAGTGAGGACCAGATGTCTTGTGCGATAGAGCGGATGATGGCGTCCATTTGTCTATGGTTCTCACGGAGTCCCTCTCTATATAACGTAGACAAGACACTTTTTATTCTCTCTATAAAGTAACAAATGTCTGGGGTTCGATCCGCTCCAACACGGAGTCCTCGGAGTCCTCGGAATCTTTCAGGTGTCCGGTCGGCCCCGGCCCGAATGTATTCGAGCCTTCCGAAAGCGCGTCAAGCCTCGCCCCCTCGGCCGAGCCTTAGGAGTCCGCGTCGGAGCCCGCCCCGGGGTGGACGCCGCGCCGGAACCCTGACCAAGGCTTTGGTCCGTTCGATCGCTATCTTTTCAGGTATGCAGGGGACTCGTAACAACACGCGGGTGGCTCCTCAGCTCCCTGCAATTTTCAAAGGAAATTCAAAATTAAACAAGAGTGCGTGGGCTCCCAAGCTCGTCTACCATACATATGGTAAATATGGTCCGGTCCTCACCGGGGTTGTTCCACGGTGGACCCCGGAGGAGATAATGCAACAGATTTATTTAGGTGTAAATGTTCCGGCAAATGTCCGGGCTGCCGCGGAGCGCGGACTTCCCATCGTCCCCAACGCTCCTATGGTAAATCCGGTCGTCTATAGAACAGGTAGGCTCAAGAAAGAGGCGATTGCCAACTGGAATAAGACGGTCCGTGGAACTGTCCTCGAAGGAAGCCCGGCGCCTTATCACGGACGGACCATGCGGGCGCTTCCGGCCCGTTAAAGGCCATTTGCATATTTAAGTAAAAATTGCTGGTAATCCTGAGCGGGGACGGTTCCCTGCATAGAGCTCAGTCTCCGTGCGAGATAGACTCCACCGACCGCGGCTATAAAGGTTAAAAGGGCCTTGATGCTCAGACGACGCTTCACATTTGCGGGCGTCTTATTCAAAAGGGTCTTGAGACCCTTGTTATTTCCAGAATTCACACGAGAATTTAGAACTCGTGTAAATTCTGCAGGAGAATTGGCTCCGTAACCACTCGCCCGAAGGTTATTGGCCCGTTTCTGAGCTGCCTGAAGAGCTTCATTCTCGTTCTCAAGGTAGCCCATCTTCCTCGCGTGTGCAAGAGCAGCGGCTACACTCATTTAAGATTTATAAATATTTTAATCTCTAAGACTCCGAAGGGGTAGGCTGCGACGCGGGATAACTGCGGCCGCATTTGCATTGGCGTTACGCAAAAGCAGGGCTGGCTGGGGCGCGGCCGCGAGCGCCGGAAGCGAACGGCGCATGGCCCCCTCCAACATCGGTCCGACGCTCGGATCACGACCGGCCACCAAAGCATTCATTGTGATCTGAAATTGTTCAAATTGCAGCCGGGCCAGTTCTTTCTGGTGGGCTCGTTCCTCTGCGGCATTTGCACTGGCTTTCTCAGCCATAGTCAGAGCGTGCCGACGGTTCGACTGACGGGCTCGTCTCTCTCCATAATTTGATACAAAATTCAAAATAGTTACAAGAACAAAAATTGAGGCAAGGGCTATAGCATACGGCAGCCAAGTCTTTGCCTCATTTGATCCTTGTTTCGCGATCCAAAGTTTACCCCACCATTCTCCTACACGAATTGCAGCTCCGGCTGCCATCGCTCCGAGACCGGCGGCCGTCACCGGGTCGAGACCCTGCGCTTGGCCTACATGGGCCATAAAAGCGATCAGAAGTATTTTGCGACTGTGACTATTCAGAGGAATCTGACTTGCGCGAAGTGACCGTATGCTCACGTTTTTGGCCCCGGGAGTCATCCGGTTAAAATTGGTCTTATTCATTATAATATCTATTTAGATTTAAATTTTAAGAAACTTCTTACTGATCCAAGAGCGGTCGGCCTTGTAGATCTTGGAGGCCCGGGGGAGTGTCCGCTTGGTCAATGTGCTAATGGCTTGCAGACGACGCGATACAGACAGCGGACTCTCATGACCCTTGCTGATGGCCTTGAGGAGAGCGCGGTGGCGCGTCGTGGACGATTCGACCGGGTGATATCCGTAGCGGGTCAACATACCACCCTTGAGGGGGCCGATGAGTTTGCGACTCTTTCCGGCCGCACCGACATCCGGAATGGCCACGGACTTTACGCGGGTCATACCGGCCGGACGGACGTAGGAATATCCTTTGCGCGTCTTGCTCGCCTTAACCTTGATGACCTTTCGGGTCCGGCGCTGCACATATTCGGAACGCATGATCGAACGCATTGTTAATTATTACTGAGAAAATAGTGACGCCTGCTCGTATCCCTTTAAAAATATTTTCAACTTGTCTTCACTGGTCGCACTGAAATTAAAAACTTCGTCAGGTAATAAATTTAACTTAATAGCTGGGAAATCATATGAGCGCCTCATTTTCATAGTAGAATAAATAATACTCATCGCGTAATTCTTGAGATTTTTGATATCATTCAGTAAAAAACTTTCGTTTCCGACCTGTATAACAAGAACACCATCGTGTCCAAGAAATGGCGCCCCGGGAACTTCTTCTTCGGAACTTCCATCTATATATCTCCACCCATCTTTCAATTTTACACTAGAAAACAAAAAAGGAATGGCGATGGAAGCACTGACCGCATCCAGAATACTCATAGCGGGCGAAGAATCTACCGAAAAATAGACAGTCTTCATAAGATTAACACAAAATGTGCTCACATGAAGCTTTATCCTGAATTTTTCATAGAGTTCTTGAAATGTCACATCATCTTTCCCAATGAATTTATTACATGAATCAGATAGTATGTCCCGGACTTTTTGATTTGACACGAGGCCGTAGTCACTAAAGAGAATTTTAAGATTCGGTTTCATAAATTTATCTACTTTAACTTCCATTGCGTAATCAAGGACTTTTATAATGTCACCCTTGGCCAGGCAATAAAGAAAGCCCGCGAGACTTCCGGCCGATGAACACGAAATTTCTTCGAGATCATCGAGGTGCCCATCCTTTTTAAATTTTGAGAGAACTCCCAGATATGCGAACAGGGCCATCGCACCTGGACCGATCACAAGGCGTTTCATTGCTCCTATTTATTAGAAAAAATCAGGCATACTTGAGCGAACCGTTGCCCATGCGATCGAGTAGATAAAAGTGTGGACCAGGACCGGGACCGCCTTATCAGATACTGGTGGAAAGGTTGTGATAGTCCCTGGGAGAAGGAGCCAGAAAAGTATACTGGCCGCTATCAGGTCCGATCGAGACATTGTGAATTTAAAACCAAAATTGATAATGGCCCAATAGAGAATGACAAATAATGAAATATGGATGATCGGATCCAGGTTCAGAATAAGTCCCGGGGTCAAAAGCCCAAAGAGTATCGTCGGAACCAGGACCTTGGGTCCGGTTATATCGATCATCATTACTATACAATTTCAAAATTATTAGACCAAGTTATAAAGTTCTCTATGCCAACTCGCTCTGAAATAACCTTGATTGGATAAATCTCACTCCAGAGCTTCTCTTGGGACCGAGTGGCTTTTTGAGAAGAATACCACTTGGAGGGATCCATGACCAGATCTACAAACTTTGGATAAGTCGCACTCGACTCGATATAATTTGTGTCCAAATAGGACCGTATCACCATCCAGCCATTGAGAAGTTCTTGCGAATACAAGTCCTGCCAATCAGCTGGATGAAGATCATCGGGGACCTCGGCTTCATCATCCGAGTCCCATACCTGCTCATATACATAGGCATCACGAGAATACTCGTCGTTGATACCCATTTACTTTATTAATATAGGTTTCAAGCCTTTAACCCAGTGACAGAGACGCTCGAGACCTCCTTCGTGGGGGCCGCGTCTTGGATCGCCTGAATGGCCCCATCGACCTGGGCCTCGTTTCCGCCGAAGAAGTCCGAAAGACCCTTGCGAATCACGTCCTTTGTGATAGAGCCCCTGACGGTCTTGTTTTTTAAATTTACCTTTATCTTATCCTGGACTTTTACGGTGTCTATCTCGTTCTGGGCCATGTGTCGAGTCACGAACCCGCGAAGTTCTTTCTCGCGCTGATTTAGAACTTTAAGATCTTGGCGGGCCGAGGAAAGCTGTGTCTTGAGTGTTATCCACTCGGTCATTGCGGATTTGAACTCCATTCTATTGTTTTAATAGGAAAAAGAACTTAAGAATACTCGCGATCAATCTCGAAGCGAGGGCGCATGGTGTCGGGCGGGATCGTGCTGAGGTTGAAGATGGACACGGGCGTGCGGGGATTGGGCGGCTCTGAGCGCTCGGACTGGTTGGCGTTGCGCAGAACGCCCCCGAGAGTCTCCGGATAACCGAGCTGGGACCGGGGATCCAGATAGCTCTGGGCACTGAGAATCTTCTCGGGGCTGAACTGACCAAAGTCCTCGGAAGTTGCTACGTCACGAGGAATAAGACTCGCAGATGAAACGGCCCCTGGGTCAAAGGTGCTAAGACCCATGGTCGCGGGCGCTCCGAGAGCCTGACCACCGTAGCCAGTCACTGCGGCGCTCGAGGATGCCGAAGGGCGCCGGGTCAGAATTAGAAAAATTATTATTGCCAGAAGGGCCAAGATGACCAGACCCTTGCGATTCATTTATTATTAGTTGCTAATATTTTTTTAGTCAAGATAGTCTGCTGGGTCGTCCTCCTCCTCGGGCTCATCCGTAAACATATAGTCCAGGGCCGCCTGGACTTTGGGCTGACCCCGAATTCGGATCTGCAGAACGCGCCATACCGGACCGAAAGACTTTTTCAGAAACCAAAGTCCTGAGAGTTCGAGAAAAACATCGCACTTTGTGCCTGGTGCAATAGCCTCCAGAGAGATGGGATTCTTCTGGGTATCGAACGCGGTCGTGATCGTCTGACCCTTGACGGTCGCGAGACTCGCACCAATGAGACCATCCGTTACGCTCTCCTGAAATGCACTGGTGATTGTATCGTCCGAAAGCTCCTTGCCGAACCACTCAACCTTTGAGCCCTTGGCCTTTTCCAGAATGTTCGCATCGACTTCACCAAAGAGACCAAGACCCTCTGGGATCTTGAAATTCGCCGTCTTGGTCTCGAGGGGGTCCTGGAGAATCAGGCCGTTGACCTGATGGCGCGACCCTGAAATTTTAAGAAAGTAACGTCCGTCCGGAAGCTTCATTGGCTTGGCATACTCCATCTCTGTATATTATCTAATAAAATCTTCTTTAACTTTAGGAATGGGTAAATGCAATTCGAATTTTGTCCTGAATGATTGCATGTGTCTTACTGATCCAATGGACGTCTACTCGACCGTCTGTGGATATATATCAAAAATAGACGGTCAAATGTATCCTTGTGATTCAGGATGCTGTGTGCCTTCCTGTAAAAACACAGATCAAGTTGTCACTCGTCTTGAAGCCTTTCCGAAATTGGCTTCATTTCTTCCTATGGATACTTCTCTTGCCGTTGAAGCTCCGGTCGCCGAGACCCCGGTCCCTTCCAAGTCGACCCCCTTTCCTTACTGGACTTTGTTGTTGATGTCATTATTTTTGGCTATCGTGTTTCTAGGCTTAAAGATACCCAGCTCGTAGAGAGTAGAAAATGGCTTCCCTTGATTCCCTGTTTACCGCGATCCAGGCTATCGACAAGGAGCTGCGCGCACTTCACAAGGATGTTCGCAAGATTCGTCAGCACAACGAGGACCCGACAGGCGAGAAGCGTGCAGCTAAGGCCCAGAACAATGGATTCAACAAGCCTCAGGTCGTTACCGAGGATCTTCGCAGTTTCCTGGGCCTGGCCGAGGGCGAGAAGGTGTCTCGCTCTCAGGTGAACAAGCTTCTGAATCAGTATTACGAGGCGAATGGTCTCAAGAATGGTCAGAGCATTTCACTGAACGAGCCCCTGAAGGCCCTCCTGCAGGTGCCTGAGGGAACTCAGCTGACCTTCCTGAATATGCAGAAGTATATCAATAAGCATTACGTGAAGCCGGTTGCGGACCCCATAGAGGCCGCCGCGGCTCCCGTGGAGACTTCTCCCGCCGAGCCCAAGGTGAAGAAGTCGCGGCCCAAGGTTGTCAAGACTTAAAATATTAAAACTTGGTAACACATAATGGAGCTTACACCCGCTCCCAAAATATCCCGAGATGTTATACATAACTTGATCGGAACAAAAATCAAAAATATAGAATTGTATCAGCGGGCTTTCACACACAAAAGCGCGCTGAAGCGATATACCGGTCTGGATGGGTCCTATGAGACTCTCGAATTTATGGGCGACTCGGTCTTGGGTTTTGTAATTACGAAACACTTGTTCGATCGTCACGAAAAACAACAAGAGGGCTTTTTGACAAAGGCCCGCACGAAGATGGTCAGGGGCCGAACTCTTTGTGAAATTTCAAAGGTCCTTGGACTCGAGAAACTCATTCTTATGGATGAGAAGGGTGAGCGAAATGGGTGGAACACAAATGAGCACATTATGGAGGATGTCTTCGAGGCGCTCGTCGGTGCTATATACTTGGATCTCGGTATGGTTCACGCAAAAAAATTTATTCTCGATTCATTCACCAAGGTGACGACATCTCTCGTAGATGACAATTATAAGGACCAATTGATGCGATGGTGTCAGGCTCTCAAATATCCCTTACCCGAGTATCGCGTCGACGGTCAAGTGAATGGTCAATTTTTCATAACGGTTGTGGTTGACACTATGGAGTGCGGTTCTGGATTTGCTACGACCAAAAAACAGGCTGAACAAAATGCGGCTGAAATATTGCTTAAGACGGATCCTCGTTTCAAGAATAAAAGCATTCCGGTCAATGCAGGAAGCAAACGTGAAACGAGTTCGTGAACTTATTGATGCAATATATGCCGAACAGAGAAGTGAAGAGTGGCTGGCCCTTCGCGAGCAGATGATTACAGCGAGCGACGTGGCGAGTGCCATAGGTGAGAACCGTTACGAGACCGTAGAAGCCTTTATTAAGAAAAAGGTCCTCCGGACAAAGTGGGCCGGAAATGCAGCCACGGCTCACGGAACCCTTCTCGAACCCTATGTCCGGGATCTCTACGATGAGACCTATGGCCGAAAGTCGCACGAGATTGGCGTGGTCCAGCACAGGGACTATCCGTGGTTAGGCGGTTCGCCCGATGGAATAACCGAAGATGGGCTTCTGATCGAAATCAAGTGCCCGTTGACTCGAAAGATTGAGCCAAAGGTTCCTAAGCACTATCTTCCTCAGATTCAACTTTTATTGGAAATTATGGATCTCGAAGAGTGTGATTTCATACAGTTCAAGCCGGAGCCGCGCGAGTTTGTGGTCGTGCGGGTCAAAAGGGACCGCGAATGGTTCACCAGATATCTGCCCGTTATGAAGGCCGTGTGGGATCGCATCGTCCTTGGGCGTCTCAAAGGGCTCTGTGAGATGGTCGACGAAACGGACTGCATTAAGAAAAAAGTTGTGTGTGAAATAGTAGATGATGTGCAAACACAAGCCCAAGATGCTGAAGTGCCGTGCATGTGAGCAGATGTTCTGCTCGGGGTGTATTCAACTCGAGGTTCACTCGTGTCCAAAGTTGAATGCACAAACGCAAGCTGAAAAAGATATACTTGAAAAAAAAATGGTAAAGGTGGTCGCCCCGAAAGTTACTTATTTCTGAGTAAAACGAGGACACCCAAAGAAACAATTGCCAATAGTATAAATAAATTGTCACTATCTTTGATGTTCACGGGAAATATCCCCTCGGACTTCTTTTGCTGAAGACCTGGGCGATACCACGTCACGCGACCATCAGAATACTCCAACTTTCGTGCGGTAAATATACCGTTGGGCGCCGAGGCACTTATGGTCTTTAAGTATACGTTTCCTGCATCGCCTATCGGGCGGACCCGAAGTTCATCCTGATATTCCATGGGCGTTTCATCAATGGCCGATACTGCAGTTTTACCGTCGACCCGAAGGCTCTTGGGGAATCCGTTCGAGTTGACGCCAAAATCCCCGGTCCATGATGTCGGGTTAATTTTGTTGTCACGAAGGTCGTTACTAATCATAAACTCGGAAGCCATCTAATAGACACTTACATTATTTTTGAAATATACCTTGGTCTGGACTTTCTTGCGGTGTAGGTCCCACATATCGTCCAAGTCGATATCTAACATATGGGCCAATTGGAAAAGATAACTAAAAACGTCGCCCATCTCCATCTTGATATCGACGCCCCTGTCCTTTTTCAGACCTGTCTTCTTATACATTCTCTGATGCTGACGGATAGCGCTCGCGAGCTCACCGCTCTCTTCCGTGTAGAGCATCCAGACTGCGCTAATAGGTGCTTTGTCCCAGCCTTTCTGCTTGCAAATTTCAGCGGTCTCATCGCGAAACCTATTCATTACAGGTATAAGCGTCGTGCCTTTTAAGTCGTGAGTGAAGCCAGCTGTTTTCTGAATCTGTAGACGAGAAAGCACGCGCCTATGAGAAACGCAGCCTCGGTCCCAATTTTCCAGTTTTCGACCACGTTCGGGTTGTCTGTCCGCGTCTGGGCCCATGGCTCGATGATCGCATTGCTGAAAAGTCTGATGAGACGTTCAATGACGAAAAATATCAGAAAACCAAAAAGAATATCATCCAGAGCTCTCATTACTATAACCCAAAATTATAATTCGTGTTGATATCTGTTCCAAAATTGCTCGAGCTGACCGGCAGGGCATTCGGAACCCGATTCTGTGAAATGTCCCGCATATAGAATGCTTGCTGGAGTAATCCGGTCCGAATAGTTCCCGTTGCACGAATCACCGTCTCATTATTCATGGCAGCGACCTGATTGCGAATGTCCGTATACATATCATTGGCCATATCAGTATAGACCACCTTCATAAGGACCTGAAGATCCTGATCGTTCTGACGGTCGATGGCCTGGCCAGTCTGTCGCTTGACGCTTTCCCGAATAGATTTGTGAATCGTCTGACGGTTGAATTCAGAGAAAAATGCATTACTGAGAGGGGTCCCAGTGACCTTCCGTATCGGCTTGAGATCATAGGTCTCCATTGAGATTAGCCCACATAAAAAAGTGGACCATTTTAAATGGAAATGAAGGTCACTAAGCGCTCTGGGGCAGTGGTCGAGATGCTCTTCGACAAGGTCACGGACCGGATCCAAAAACTCAATTCTGCTCCTGAATTCAAAATTCTAAATGTCCAGCCGGCCAAAGTGGCCCAGAAATGTTTCAATGGAATGTATGACGGCATTTCTACATCACAAATAGATGAGCTCTCGGCCGAGGTGGCAATCGGAATGATTACCGAGAATCCGGACTATGAAACACTCGCGATGCGAATCACTGTCTCGAACCTTCAGAAGACGTGTCCGAGTTCCTTCTCGGACGCGATGGTTGCTCTACGCGCCAAAGGGGTCGTTTCTGAAAGTCTGATGAAGGATCTCAAGTTAGAGATTGATTCATGGATTGATCATTCTCGCGATTATCTTTTCGGATATTTTGGAATCAAGACACTTCAGAAGGGCTACCTCAACGAGGGAGAGACTCCTCAGTATCTATTTATGAGGGTCGCACTTGGTATTCACGGCAAGGACCTTGCTCGGGTCCGTGAGACCTATAATCTTATGTCGCTCAAGTTTTTTACACACGCGACTCCGACCCTGTTCAATGCCGGAACGCCCAAGCCTCAGATGTCGAGCTGTTTTCTGGTCGCTATGAAGGATGATTCGATCGACGGAATATATGAGACTCTCAAGGAGTGCGCCCACATCTCCAAGTGGTCCGGGGGAATCGGTATTCACTGTTCGAACATTCGGGCGAACGGCTCGAAGATTAAGGGAACGAATGGGGTCGCCGATGGTATAATCCCTATGCTTCGAGTCTTCAATAACACGGCCCGGTATGTGAACCAGGGTGGCGGGAAGCGCAAGGGGTCTTTTGCGATTTACCTTGAGCCTTGGCACGCAGACGTTATGGAGTTTCTGGAGCTTCGGTTGAACCAGGGCGACGAGGAGATGCGTTGCCGAGACCTTTTTACGGCTCTTTGGATTCCCGATATTTTTATGCGCGCGGTCGAGGACGATCAGGATTGGCACTTGATGTGCCCGAACGAGTGCCCGGGACTTCCGGATGTCTGGGGACCCGCATTTGATGAGCTCTATTCCAAGTATGTTCTGCAGGGAAAGTTTAGAAAGGTCCTAAAGGCTCGTGACGTTTGGAATGCCATCCTCAAGTCTCAGGTTGAGACCGGGACGCCCTACATGTGCTACAAGGATGCTGCAAATTCCAAGACGAATCAGCAAAATATTGGAACAATTAAATCTAGCAATTTGTGCGTCGCCCCAGAGACCAAAATTCTTACGCGAAATGGATACAAACCAATCAAGGATTTACATGGACACAGTGTGGATGTGTGGAATGGTCAAGAGTGGTCGTCAGTAGATGTGAAGAAGACGGCGGATTGTGCCCACCTTATTCGGGTTAACATGAGCGATGGAACATTTCTGGAATGCACTGAGCATCACAAATTTCATCTTCAGGTGGGAACCAAAACTGAAATCAAGGATATGAGAACTCTTGTCCCTGGTGATAAGCTTATCAAATGGACGCCCCCAGTGGTTTCTATAGAGAAGGACGCGCCAGACTGGGATCCGTATACCCATGGCTTCTTTTGTGGAGACGGGACTTACCATTCGACATATAGTGGTTCAAAGACAATACCCGGAATTTCACTCTATGGAGAAAAGAAGAAGCTACTGGAATATCTCGATATCAGAACCACCTCTGGAAATGAGGATGCTCAAGGTCGTATAAATGTTTTGATCCAATATAATAACATTCCTCAAAAATTTAGCGTCCCTTTGAATGAGAATATAGCCACGCGTCTTCAGTGGTTTGCGGGTCTGTGTGATGCGGACGGCCACACCCAAGGATGCCCCGGTAACTCGACCCAAAAGAGTGTTTCGGTCGCATCTGTTCACTTGAAATTCTTGAGAGATATTCAAATGATGCTTCACACAGTTGGCGTGAGTTCGGTAGTTGGCCTTTCGCGGGAAGCCGGTGAGACGGAGCTTCCGGACGGAAAGGGTGGAAAAAAGATGTATGATACACAGACGTGTTGGAGACTCGTGATATCTGCACTTGGCGTTGAAACACTTATTAAACATGGTTTCCAGACGCACCGCCTTGATTTAAGCGATTTCACACCGGTATCCAGGGATGTCCGTCAATATGTCCGAGTCGTTTCGATCGAGGACAATGGACGCTGGGACGAGACATATTGCTTCAACGAGCCCAAAAGACATATGGGAATATTTAATGGAATGATCACAGGAAATTGCACCGAAATTATGGAGGTCTCTGGACCTGACGAGACGGCCGTGTGCAACTTGGCCTCTCTGAGTCTTCCGGCATTTGTTCGCAACGGAGAGTTTGACATTGCAAAACTTTGTGAGGTGACTCGGGTCGTGACTCGAAATTTGAATAGGGTCATCGACCGTAATTATTATCCGACCGAGCCTGCCCGAAAGTCGAACCTTAGGCACCGGCCGATCGCTATCGGTGTGCAGGGTCTCGCGGACGTGTTCATGATGCTCCGGCTTCCCTTCGATGATATGGTCGCACGCAAATTGAATACCGATATTTTCGAGGCTATTTATTTTGCGGCCCTCGAAGAGTCTTGCAAGATGGCCGAGGAGGAGGGGGCCTACGAAACCTTCCGGGGCTCGCCCGCACACAACGGGAAGCTCCAGTTTGATATGTGGGGATTGAATAGACCCGGCTTTGACGATCTCAAGAAGCGGATCACCAAGTGGGGCCTGCGGAACTCGCTCTTGGTCGCGCCTATGCCGACGGCCTCGACCGCGCAGATTCTCGGAAATAACGAAGCCTTCGAGCCCTATACTACCAATATTTACTTGAGGCGCACTCTGGCCGGCGAGTTTGTGATGGTCAATAAGCACCTCGTCAAGACTCTCCAGAATTTTGGAAAATGGACTCCCGAAATCAAAACAGAAATTGTCCGGGCAGGTGGTTCGGTCCAAAACCTCGACTTGCCATCTGAAATTAAGAAGATTTATCGGACCGTTTGGGAAATTCCTCAAAAGTCGCTCATCGATATGAGCGCAGACCGTGGGGCCTACATCGACCAGTCACAGTCGCTCAACATATTTATGGAGGATCCTTCACTCGCGAAGCTGAGTTCTATGCATATTTACGGATGGAAGAAGGGTCTCAAGACTGGACTTTACTATCTTCGGACTCGGCCGAAGGCCAAGGCTCAACAAGTCACAGTCCCGGTCTTGGCCTGCTCGCGTGACTGTGAGAGCTGTTCGGGATAATTATATATATACAAATATAAATGGCCTCCTTCAATTATAGACACTCGAACGCAAATATGACCGCCCAGGGCCTCTTTCGAAGTATGGGGAGTTCGAGCCGCGCGATTCAGGAAGCCCCTCGCTCATTTTTGGGAGAAACAAGAAAACATCTAGGTATGTTAGCCCGTGGATACAAGCTCTTAAAGACTCCGACGAATCATGGAAATGTTCCGGTATATCGCAAGGGACTCAACAAATATAAGACAATTAATGGAACCAAAGCTTATAACTATGGAAACGGCAGGTATTCGACGGTTCCTCCTCAAGGAAATTCCCAAGCAATTTAAAGACTTTGGACCCATATACCATATGGACCAAATATGGAAGGAACTTCCGTATGATATGGTCAGGCTTATTTTAAGTTTTACGGATGACATCGACGTCCGTCTTTACTTTGGAATTTTGCCTCGAAAATTAAAAATAAATAATAATTTTAATTTTCGAAACGAATATGTTTATGACACAGAGTCTTTGACTCTCAGACAATTCGTCTGGTATGGAGGAACCGCCGCCCACTCAATCCGAAGAGGCATAAAGTTCGATCAGATCCGGGAACAAATATTACATGTTTTCAATATGGCTTGGGAAGAATATGAAATAGAGGTTGTTTCTAGAGATTTCAAAATGGGACCAATAATATCGCGCGATCATGTGATTATAAATAAACAAATTAAGTTTAGATAAAAGATGGATCCAAACATCTGGAAAAATTTACCGGATGATTTAATTATAAAAATCATAAAAGATTCTAAACCATCAATAGATACCCTTTTAGAATTTAAAATTAAGCCCGGCCCCGTATACATACCGCCCGGAATGGATCGCCCCCGGGTAGGATTGATATATAACGAGACGACAAAATCTCTCCATAATTTTAGATTACATGACTTTCATGTGATACGACGTCCGGTAGATTTGATAATACAAGACGATGATTTGAAAATATTTTATTCAGACTATTCGTATAATATAGAAATTATATGCTCAAATGGGTCATTTATGTCTCTCGTGACGAACGAGCCCTGGTCTACCGAATTAGATCTGAATATTGTTACGGAGTCTTCTTAAACTTTCGTATTTTGGGTGATTTGATGGAATATAGTCCGGGTCTCCCTGCGAGGCGTAATGCCTCCCACCGGTCATACCATAGGAGCGCCCGTGTGCCAACCGTCCTTTATAGTTGGCGTAAATACGAGTGACATTCTTTATCCACATATTTTTAGTATGATATTTAGCCAGACCTGCATTTCTGAACGCCTCATAGACGCGCTCGGCCTTTTGCTTCCAATTATTAGAAGATAGACGATTACGGGCCGATTGAACTCCTAATTTATATGCTTGAGGAGGGCTCAGTCTCCGTGGGGAGGCTCTGGGAGGGCTAGGTCTCCGGGCCACGGGCGGAGAGGCTCTGGGAGGCGCGGGTGCTGGCGAAGCCTTCGGGGGCGTGCGACGACGAGGACTCGTGCTTCTGGTCCGTGCAAGCTGGGCCGGCACTGACGCGAGAGATGCCCATAACGCACGAGCATTCATTCCTCCCAACGGCTGTTTAAGACTAAAGGCCATGTTACTTAAAAGTATAAATTATTTTAATTTTAAATGGTCTTGTGGTCCGATGTAGACCTTGATAGAATTGAAATAATTCCGGGGGCCAAGGGGCGTTCAAAGTTCCTTTACGAGGGCGCTCCTCTGAGATTTCAGATTCCAAAGGCAAAAAGCACATGGGGTCTTTCGGCCTATAAGAGTATGAATGTAGAATTCGAAGACCGACCTGATTTTATTCAGTGGTGGAAGAATCTCGAGACGCACTTGTGCCCTCAAGAGCCTTTTAGTTCGAACCTCAAGTCGACTATGTCACTCAGAGTCAAGGTGGATGAGGCCACGTATATTTTTGATGAAAATTCAAAACAGATCTCGCCCGATATTCAGGAAGGTCTCTTTCGAGGTCTGGATCTACAATGTATTGTAGATGTCGATTCGACTTATTTTTTCAATGAAAATTGGGGTCTGACCGTGCGAACCTACCAGGTCCGGTTCTCGGGTTCTCTGTTCGAAGAGGAACCTCAACCTGTATTACCCAAGGGGGCCTGCGCTTTTATATGAGTTGTGCTATGGCATTCGCACCTTGGACTGCAGCGAGAGGTTTATATTTTGTAGTTAAATGATAAATCAAGTAACCGCACATGACTAATAAAAACCCGGTGAGGATCATTCCTAGGCCAATCATCGTGTTGGGTTTTCCCTGGACCCCATCGGTCGGATTCTTTGGATCATAAGAAACCTGAATCGTCGAAGGGGTTTCTTTATTAGGCCAAGTTGTCTGGATCGAATATTCTTTTCCGGAGACTGTATAAGACGCCGGTGCGTAGCACGGGTTAGTCATAGATGCACAATTTACATTAGAAACTGCTGCAGTGGCCTGAGCTGTGTGCTTATCAGCTAAGGCCATTCCACCGGATGCGCAGCAGCTCAGTGCTACGCAGACCGCGACCACGAGTCCAATGGTCGCCTTTATCTTTCCGACCTCTGCCAGACCGTTATAAACGCCCTGGGCGGCCATTAATATTACTGAGTTTTATTTTAGGGCATACGGACCGCCACTATGAATGCAATGATTGCACAAATGATGCACATGGGAGCACAGATGAGCATTCCAAGAACAAAATTACCGTTGCTCGCATTCTTCTTCGAATAATCCGGGCTGCTATTTATGCAATCCTGGGCAATGGCTCCGTTGGCCAGAATAAAGGTTGCGGCCGAAAGCAGAAAACACGCCATCACCATAGCTCTGAACTTTCCACCCGCCATTGTATATTATAAGTATCATTTATTTTTTATAAATTTCGTGAGCCTTTGCCAGGAGCTTACCCTTCACTGGGGCGAACTCACCCTTGGCCAGGTCTCCCGACTTGATGAGAGCCTTGCGGGCCTTCATCACCGCCTTTATCCAGGGGTTCGACTTCTCGACCTTGGACTTGGCCGCGCTCACAATCTCCCCCTTGGGGTTTTTCTTAAGGGTCGGGTCACCCTGATGAAATCTAACAGCGCGAGACTCGGACATTTAATATGAGGCGGTATTTTATTTTACACAGCAAATATCTTCTTCAAAGCGTGAATCGTTATCTTCGTCCTGGACGCGTTGGGGACCTGGGTCGCGAGCCGCTTGTCGTTAAGAATCTCCGCGCAAATCTTGGCCTTGGCTTCTTGAAGATGCATAATCGACTGTTCAACTGATGGCATCGCCTCTTCACCCGCGTAAATCAGGCGTCGAACGGTCACCTTCTGGGTCTGGCCCGTCCGGTGGGCGCGGCCGATCGCCTGGAGCTCGGTCGCAGGGTTCCACGCCGGTGAGGTGATGTAGACGCGCGTGGCCTCCTGCAGGTTGAGGCCGACCCCGCCCGCTTTGATCTGAATAATGAAAGCAACCGAACCCGTCGCCTTTTTGAAATTCGCAATTCGAATGTCGCGCTGCTCCTTGGTGACCGACCCGTCGATTCGCAGGGTCGGAACGCTCTCTGCAGCGAGACGCGTCTGAATCTCGTCCATTTCTCCCATAAATTGAGTAAAAATGAGGGACTTTTCGGATGGGTGCGTCTTGATGAGGTCGATCAGGGTTTCGAACTTTTTCGAACGGCCGAGCCAAGGCTCCGGGTCCGTCTCCGCCTTGACAGCCATTCCGTCGTAATAGAGCTGAGGCCACGTCATCACTTGACGCACGCGCAGAAGGCATTCGAGCATTGCCATCTGGTGGATCGCCTGGTTCTCGGACTGGACCACGTGTCGAACAAACGCTTGGCCGTCGAGAAAGACCGTGTGATAGAGGTCGCGCTCCTCGGGGTGCATTTCGAGTTCGATATTTTCGAAATCGCACGGAGGCAGCTCAAGTCGCGAATTCACCTTGGCCACATCCTCCTTTGTTCTGCGCAGGACATACTTGGCGCGAATCTCATCGGTGTATCCCTGGACCACATCGCGATGAATTCCAACAAATGCACAAAGGGCAATGAAATCCTTCATCGAATTGAAGACGGGCGTGCCGGTCACGACCCAGCGAATCGGCGCCTTGATTTGCATCGCGGCCATGTGACCCTTGCTCTTTTTGTTTCGAATTTCGTGACCCTCATCGAGGATGACCCGGTCCCACTGAACTGCCAAGAGGGCACAGGGTGCCGCCCCGGGGCGCCAGGGCAGAACCGAATACGGTGCGACAACCACATCGGGAAGCGCATCGGGCAAACTCCGCTTGACTCCATCGAATGCGTGCGTCTTGAGACGGGGTGCGAACCGTGCGATTTCCTGGCACCACTGGCCCACGATTGACTTTGGGACGATGATGAGAGTTCTGGGCTTTGGATTAATCAGCATTGTTGCGATCAACTGCACGGTCTTGCCCAGGCCCATCTCATCGCACAGGAAGCCCCCGGGGTAACTGGTGTCGAGTTCGCGCTTTGCGAGCCATCGAACACCGTCGTGCTGATAGGGTGCGATCAGGCGGGTCTTGAGCCCAGACATGCTTTTTTGGCTTGAATCCCCTTGGCCCGGTTGATACTCTGACTTTCACAAGACACCTTTTTTTCTGGGTCCATACCAGGATATGTCGGTCACTGAAAAAATTATAAAACTTATCAAGGACCAGGCAAATTCCAAAAATGGTGCAAATTTAGAATTTAAAAATGTTCTCAAGGGAAGCCTTGGCCGTGAAGGTGCGGTTCAGCTCGTGAAGCGAGCTCCTCTCAATGTAATTTTAAATGCAAGTTCAGGAGAAAACGTATCAAAGAATGTCACTTCGGATATTCTTAAAAGGGTCACAAAGAATAGTTCGGAAGAGGCAGTTCTGAGAATTCTTCAAGGAGAATTAGGGATCGGGGCCGCTGAACAGCTCGTCAAGACGGGCCCGATACCTTTGTTGCTAACGGCCGGAGAACAGCTCCCGGGACCGGTCGCCGCCGGAATAGCTCGCAGAGTTTCTACAGATGGTCCTCAAGAAGCGGTTCTTAAAATTTTAAAAGGAGAATTGGGACCGGTTGCCAAAAATGAAATGACGAGCAATATTTTTTCGAAATTTACTTCCAATATGAGAAAACTTGCACAGGCTCCGGTCGGTGCGAGAATTCGCGCCATTGGAGATCTTCTGCGTAAATTACCCAAGTCTTTCAAAGGTCGCGAGGACGTTGTTAAACTCCTCTTGATTGAAATAAGAAGAGCACGGACTCCACAAAATTTGATATTTATAAAGACAAATTTAGGAAAGACAAATAATTCTATGATAAATTATGCTTTTGAAAGTCAAAAGAGACTTTTGAAGACTCCTAATTACAGTTTCCTCGGGAACCCCCGGGCACCTCCCGCCAATTTCAGATTCCTCGGAGAGCCCCGCGCACCTCCCGCCAATTTCAGATTCCTTGGGAAGCCCCGGGCACCTCCCCCCAATTTCAGATTCCTTGGGAACGCATTCAAGCCCCGCTCACCTCCCGCCAATTTCAGATTCCTTGGGAACGCATTCAAGCCCAAGGCTGAGCCACCTGCAAACTACGGGTTCCTCGGGAACGCGTTTAGGCCAAAGGCACCTCCGGCTCTTCCCTCGAACACCAAAATTCCAGGTGGAAATTCCAATAAACCAATCGTCGAGGCACTTCAAGCTGTCCCGGGAGGTTTGCCCGAGCTGGCAATCGCTGCCGAGGCTCTGAACGAAACGGCCGGAAATATCAAAGAGGCCAAGATCAAGGGTGCGACGCCAGAAGGAATAAATGCGGTCAAGAAACTTGGCGGTCACAAAAAGACCATTTCTCTTCTGAACAAACCTAGCATCAGAAATGGTGCACTCAATAACTTTTTAAATTCAGTCAAGAAACAGAAACTGATTTCCATAATTGCACACAAAATTACAAAGACGAATAACATTCACCCCAATGATGAGCACCTCAAGTCATATTACAAAAAGATTGCGAAATCTTATATCAAAAAGACGCCCTTCGCGAATGTGGTTCGCCGGGCCGCTAAAAAAAATGTCGTGTGAAGGTCAGGGTAGTCGAGGGCTCTATAGGGTTTAACAACAATGGATGCATCCCGTCTCACATTCGACTATATCAAAAAGTTGGATTCGGCTCGCGATGCAGTGATCAAGCACTTTCCGGGTCGTCCGGCACCATCGTGGGTCCGGGTCACGACTATCACGATGTGCTCTAAATTTATCCAGACTATCGATCTGGCTAAATTTAAAGAAAATTTCGCAAAGATGGGCTCGATCACAGTTCGACGCAAGGGTTCCAAGTTTCGGGGCTTTGAGTGGAAGCTGAAGGATACGGCGTTCTATAACCAGGTCACTATTGGGTATCAGGATCAGTATTCTCGCAAGAGCGTCAAACTCTTCCCGAACGGTTCGATCCAGGTTGCGGGATGCGCGGACTTTATCGACTGCAAGCGAATTATGAAACAGCTGTCCTTTATTTTGGGCATAGTTTTGGACCTTGAGAATGAGGTTCCGACTGGTGATATCAGCATCAGTATGATCAACACCAACTTTTCACTGAACGCATCTGTGAACCTCCGAGCCGTCATTGGCAAGTTTTCGAACAATATGTTCAAAGTGACATTCGATCCAGATAGATATTCGGCGGTCAAGATCAAGTTCGCGCCGGCCCCAGGTATGAAGCAGGTGACCGCGAGCGTCTTCAGCACGGGCAGAATAATTGTTACTGGAGCGCAGACGCTCGACGAGATCGCTCTGTCTTACGAAATCATCAACCGGACCATCACGACCGACGCCCTAGTGAAGCCCGTCGCGACCTCCGAGCTGTTCGATGTTATTTTGGGGGCTAAATTCAAGGAGTGGGTAGAAATTTTGACAAAATAAAATGTAATCGAATAGTAAATGTCTCAGCGTATGGGAATGGCCGATGGCCGCTGTATCACGTCCTTTTCCGCGTCCAAGATTCTTAACGACAAGATAATGTATGATAATAAAATCGCCTTCCAGGATAATTTCACTTACCGCAAGAAGCTTCAGTCCATGTCCCCCGAGGATCTGAAGCTGCCACTCAGTGACGCGGCTTGCAGAAAATAAAAACTTTGAATTTAGTAATATGAAGTATCTCGTGGAGGCTGCAACGATTGTTGTTCTGCTCGTTATTCTTATAATTTTACTCAGACGGAACTCCAACTTTGACGCCGCCCCGGCGGTCCCAGCGGTCCCGGCGGCCCCGGCGGTCCCGGCGGTCCCAGCGGTCCCAGCGGTCCCGGCGGCCCCGGCGGCCCCGGCGGCCCCGGCGGTCCCGGCGGTCCCAGCGGTCCCGGCGGCTCCGATGGGGCCCGTGGCTCCCATGAAGGGCCCGAGCACTCCGGCCGTGTCCATGACTCCCTCTGCTCCCTTGATGGTCAAGGATGGTCAGTGCGTAATGACTATGTCGGGCAAATGCGGCGTGACTATGAATGGACGTGTATCCGATACAGATATTCTCGAACCGGTCGGCCTCTCATCCTCGAGTGCTTATGAGTATAAGAATCTGCTAGAGCAATAAAGAGACACGTCATATAAATAATAATGAGTCGTCGGATCATTGTGGATGGAAACATTGGTTCCGGAAGACGACTCAACTTGATCTCCTTGAAAAAAAGGGATGGAAAGTTCACCGAGAGCCCCTAGACAAGTGGCCTCTCGAAGAATTTTATAAGGACCCGAGCCGTTGGGCATTTTATTTTCACATGGTAATTCTTCAGACCCAGCGACCCATAGATCATCCGGAGCCAGTCGTTTACGAAAGATCCTTGGCCAGTTCCAAGACTGTCTTTTGGCAGGTCCTTGTGAACAGAGGGTTGGTGACAGCCGGAGAGGACCATACCTATTCTCAATTTTATGACAAATTTGTTTGGTATCCGGACCTCTATATATTTTTGAAAAAGAGCCCAGAGAAGGCATTCGAACACATCAGCCTCAGGGGTCAGGCGGGTGATTCGGGTATAGACCTTGATTATCTCAGGGAACTAGATACAGAGTATAACAATTTAATTTCAAAATTGCCCTGTGAAGTTATAATTGTAGATGCAGAAAGAACCCCCGAGGAAATTCACGAAGAAATTATTCGTCTGCTACAATAGTATAAATGAATTGTTCATCTGTGACGCTCGGTGGAAAGAAATGCAAGCACAAGGCGGTCGAGGACGGGAAGTGCAGGGCCCACGCCTCGACGACCTGCACGGTCTGTCTCGAGGCCACGAAGAGAAATGACAAGAAACTCAAGTGTCGTCATGTGTTTCATTCTAAATGTATAACAAAGTGGTTTGAAACTTCGATCGAGTGTCCGACGTGTCGAATGGAACAGGACGATGATCCGTTAGTTGTCTTTCGCAAAAATGTAGAAGAGAATATTCGTGAAAAATATAGGGACGCCATCAGGTCCCTTGAGATTGACTTGGCCAGGGCCCGGCGCGCAAATCGTTCTTAAAATTAATGGATACAAAATATAATGCAGTGTGGGGCCCCGACTTTATCAGGGGGAACTTGCCGTCAAAGTTTAAAAGAAGGTCAAGAACGGTGTTGGCAACATAACGGTCCTCAGTGCTCCGTGTGCCTCACGACTATGAATGCCCATAGCCAAAAACGAAAACTTGGCTGTGATCATGAATTTCACCTGAAATGTCTAAACAGGTGGAAGGCGAGTTGCACCGGCCCGGACCCCACCTGCCCTATGTGTCGGGTCCCGTTCGATGTCCCGAGCTACCGATGCCGACTCATTATAGAACGCACTGCAGATTCTACTGTCTCTGTGAACAATTTTTCGACATCAAATATTTTACCCATCACGGAAGGCTTTGGACTTGACTTTAGACAAATAATTCCACCCGGAAATACTAGATTTTATACCGATATTCATTTTGATATAAATCCGGGTGAAGATCTTATGGACGTGCTTGGGGGACTCGGTTTACGTTGACCCTGTTTCGGTTTGAATTATTTCCAGTCTTGGCAAATCCCCTGCGGACACCATAGGCCGAACAGAATTTCGTGTAGTGAAAACCTGGCGTATAATTACGGTCCGCCTTTCTTGGGTCCGAGATTGTGTTTCCAGAGGCATCGACGATGAGCGGTCCACCTGCCCAGCCAGTTTTGTGACTCCATAATTTTACTGGAAATTCGATAACTTTTCCGATTGGTAATTTAGGAGAATTTGAATTTGAATTATATTTATTTAGAACCCGTAACTCTGTATTATTGTTGGCGACCCGGCCATCGCTCGTGTTTATCGGGCGGCTTCCTTTGGACACGGCTGCAATAATGACAGACGGGCGAACCTTGAAAAATTTGGACAGGGCAGCCACAGTGTCACCCCGTCTAATTTTATACCTGATTCCGCTAATTTCTTTATACCAATGAAAGTCACCCGTCGGATCCCCGAAGTCGTTCGAGGGCGCTACAAAGCACATAACCTTGTAGAAACCAGCCTTTGGTTTTTCTCCGGGAGTTTTCATTTTGTAAACATTTCCGGGATTGTCGGCCAGGACCCTTTTTGATATACCCGCGCAGGTCCTGAAAGTCAATCCGGACGAGCTTATCTTACTCCGGTCGCCCGGGATGCTCTTCGATGTCCTGTTGTTCGAATATGAACCGAGCGCATAATCATAGCAATTATCGTGAACGACCCCCTTTGTCCCCCAGGGAGCCCAGGTATACTTTGGGGCCCAGGGATTTGGCGCGTTACGGCTCGGTGTTGTCTTTTTCAATTTGTAAACCCTGGTCCTCACCAGAACCATCTTATTATTATGTATATTTTTTTTCCACATACATAATAACAAATGTCGTCTCTTATGAACTCCAAGACTCAGGCCGAGCTCATTCAGAACATCCTGCTTCTGCTTATTTATGTCATATTGATGACCTTTTTCCTTCGGTTCCTATGGAACCAGTCCCTCGTGCCCCACGTGACGATCCTCAAGCCGGTCGACTCCCTCTGGCACACCTTCGTTCTGGCGGTGGCTCTGGCGGCCTTCAAGGTTTAGATCTGTGAGGGCGATGGGTATGAACTCGGCGGTCCGAGTTCCGTGTAGCCCTTCTTAATTTCATTATTAATCATCAAGGTTGGGAAGGCGTCCACAAAGTTTGGGCAATTTCCATCCTTGCAGTCCACGAATGTATACGGGACACCGTTATCCGTCAGCCACTTTTCCTGCTTGACGCACCACGGACAGGTCTTGGAACCATATACAATAATGTTTCCCTTGTTTGCCGGGGACCTATCATAGTTCGAAACTGACCCAAGTCTAATAATTATCAAAATTAGGACCAGAATTACCAGGCCCCATAGAATCATATCCTTGCTCTTCATTTACCTTTATTCGACAAAATCTTTTGGATGATTTCAATCTTCGACCGGGCACCCTTCACATCGATCTTTGACCGGGCCGCGAAGGCCTGCAGGTCCGGTATGGACATGAGGTCCGCATAGACCATCCGGCCAGAGGTTCCCAAAATCTTCACACGGCCTGAGGATGGGCTCTTGCGCGCCAGTGTCGGGGCGTTTATCACGATAGCCTTGCGCTCCTTGGGCTTTTCAACATATTTTTTACCCTTCAAAAGGGGAGCCACCGGAGGGCGAGCCAGCGGTGCGACTTTCACAGGAAGTGGTGCGACGACTGGAGCAGGGGCCAGTCCTTTCAGGGCCATGTTTTTCTTGATGACCTCAAGGGCCTTGACCTTTGCCCGATTCCAAGCGTTCTGGAAATAGTTTGGAAGATTTGGGTTCGCCCCAGACTTTTTTCCATTATTAGTCCAAAATTTAGTGATCAGCTTGTTAAATGCGGCCGTCTTTGTCATTGCGACCGGAACTCTGATATTTCGCCATCCCGTTGGGCTCTTCTCTTTGGGCTTTTTAAGTTTTGCCCGAGCCGCCTGCAGATTGGCCGAAGTCACCTTTTTCTCTCGAATTTTACTAATTTTTCTCAAGACTTTTGCAAGCTCGGCCACGTTTACTCGGGCCTTAGGGCTGGCCTTTCGTCCGAGTTTCGCGCGGGCCGCAACAAGGTTCAGAGAGGTGAAAGGCCGCGTGGGCTTCTTGCGCAGACGAGCCTTGCCCTCTATCAGATTGGACACGGTCGGCTTGAGCTCACCCCGGCGCATAGGAGCCAGGCCCAAGAGCTCCTTGAGATCCGGAAGGCCCGGGCACGGATCGTCATATATGAGCCGGTAATTTACTACGTGCCCGTTATTCTGACCACGATATCCCTTCGGGACAGCCTTTTCCAAAAACTTCGCCGTCTTTGGGAATTTCCCAGGATTTTTAATTACAAATTCACGGAGTTCATTGAGGAACAGGTGATGGTCATACCGAGGGTCGGTCTTCGGCCCGACACCCCAAAATGACGCGGTATTCGTCCCATTGGCCGTGTTGACCGCAGGGTTCGTTCCGTTCTTCTTGAGCCGGGCCCAACCAAAGTCACCCATCAGAAACTGATCATTATTTAAAAAAACATTTTCGATGTGCAGGTCGTTGTGTCTGAAATCGGGATACGTCTTGCGAATCTCCGCGAGAGTCTTGAGGATATCCATCATTCCGGTAAATAGAAAATCGTCAGTGACCTTTCCTGATTTGCATCGACTTCCGAGTGTTCCTCCATTGCACCACTGCATAGTCAGGATGGTCTGCTTGGACTTGTCGAAATGCCTGGGATCTTGGACATTTTTCATGTTTATCTCGACCGGCTTGATAAAGTCTACACAGTGCATAAGCTGGTAGGGCATGACGACTCCCCCGGGCACAACATCGCTTATGGCCTTTTGAATATCGAATTCAACAATACCCGGCTGCTTCTCCTTGCGTTTCGCCGCGAGGAGGTCGTGCGGGACCACCTTGATCGCAAAAGTTTCAGAGCCTTTTGTCGCCTTGAAAACAATTCCCTGCCGGCCTTTTCCGACCTGCAGAAAAGTCTTTAAGTGGCTGCGCAAGCCGCACGTGTTCTTTTCTGAATTAAATGCCGAAATGTGAACAGGCTTGAGCGCTGCATTTATATTTTTCTGGGTCGGATTTTTCATTGGCAAAGTAAAGTAGGTGTAGGCACCCGGGAGACCGAGGTGCTTTCTGATAGCCACGGTCCCATTATTTTGCCGAATGATTTCTACTCCGCTCATATTGACCGCTGCTTTCTTTCGCCGAAATCGGGTCGGGGCTTGCGGATTTGCCAACAGCCACATGCGAGCGCGGCCTTTTGTTGTTATGTTCTTTGGGACGTCTATTTCTGTGTTCCCCGTGTTGTTTCTTCTAAATACGTAATGCCTATCTGGGTTCTGGACAAATTGAAACTGAGACGATTTTATCCAATTCATTCTTACTATTACACTTATAATATATTTAATTTTCACTCTCCGTCAACGCTAATATCGCTGGAATCCTCGGGCTCGGACTCGGCCTCGACCTCGGGGGAGTCATCGACGGCAAGAAAAGCGCACGGCTTGAGCTTATTGGCCGCGGCGAACATCACCTGATGAACCCGAATCGAGACTCCTACACCGGCTGGAGTCCTCCAGATCTGGTTAATCTCAACAATCGCGTTGAGAAACTGCCCCTTCTCAAGGTCAGTCAAGGGAACGGCCTGCCGACTGGCCGAATAGGCCTCAGTGCCGATCGAGCCATCCTTGTAATTTACGAGGACCTTCAGATTGAGGGTCGGCGAGTAGCCCTCCTTGGAGCTCGGCTTGACGGGCGACTTGTAGATGCCCTCTGCGATTACCTCGCGGCTCATCTTCTTACCGATAATCTCCTCGGAATTCTTCGTAATGAAGTCAAGAACGACCGAATCGAGATCCTGAAAACTCTTGAGAATGGCCGGATCCTCAAGGCTCAGAGGCAGACTATAGGTCGTGCTGCCCGACTTCTCGTCGTGATACTCACTCAGGCCAAATGGCGCGCGCATCTTGGGAAGCTGAAATAGAAGCTTCTGCCCGGAAGAACTGTTGAGATAGACCACCTTTCCTCCCTGCTTGTTCTTGCGAACCTCGCTGAAAGTGACCTCGGAAGCATTGAAAGTGTTGAACATACGGACGGCCATTTTGACTCTTCTACTGTATACAGGGCTCACGTCTTTATGTGGCTCTTACACGACTTTTTTTCTGGGTATACCTCAAGATGGGTGCGAGACTCAGTCGCCAGCGGGGCACTTTAACTCCGGCAAATGCCAAAACTATGGTGCAGGTCGCGGGGTCGAATGCTCTCCGGGCTGCGCTCAGAAAGTATATCGCGGCATTTAATTCCCTCCCACCTTGGGAGAAACGCAATTCCACAAAAATAAAGAACCTTTTAAATAGTCCGTCCGGAAATGGTAACATGCGTTATAAAAATGCGATTTCTCAGGGAGTCGCCGAAGTTGTTCGGGCATCTCGTAACGCCAACTCGGCCGCAGTAGCCGCTGCAGTAGGAACCGCCCCGGCCGCTCCTGCAATTGCTCAGGTGAATATTGCCACCAATAAACTTAAAAATTTGAATATGACTATGGCCGGTCTTCTGAACACCAAGACTGGAATGTATAACTCAAATCTATATAGCCAACTGGGACGTTCCAAGAATAATAACCGTAAGCTGAATTCTTCTCGGCCGAATGGAAAGCCGGCTCTTTATTCAGACTTTTTCAACGCCCTAAATGCTTATAATGCTCAAAGACTTCAAGCATGGAACCTTCCGAACGTGCCCGGGCGCGCTCCGGCCAGACGTCCGGGTGGACGGAATAACCTCAAGGGAATCGAGCTCGGGGCACTTCCTCCCAGGGCTCCGGTTCGGTCAAATTCCCAGCAGGCACCCGTAGCGCCACCTCCGCGGGCGAGTTCCGGTAACAATATCCTTAGAAATTTACAATCTCAACAGAGAGCCAAGCCTCCAATAAACTACGCAGCTCCGTGGTTCTAAATAATATTCTAGAATAATATTAAATGTCGCTCAAGATGGCTATTCTGCCAATGATTGTGTTCCTGGTGGTGGCGAACCCTAAACTTTTTGTTCTGGTTCGCTCAGTTCTCGGTAACTGGGTAGCGAGCCCAGAAGGTCTCCCGTCGATGGCGGGACTTCTTCTGCACTCGATTGTTTTCGTTATGTTGACGCATTTTCTGTGGAAGATTGTTTACGGAACGAAAAAGTCCAACTACATGTCGACCTGTGAGGGTGCCGACGTAGAGGAGGACGACTAGAAATCTTCATCGAATCGAACACCGTCTCCCTCTGATATCATCTGTTTGGAATACTCACCGACGCGCTTCTCAAAAAAGTTTGTCTTTCCCTCGAGGCTGATATTTTCCATCCAGTCAAATGGATTTTTAGAACCATAAATAGGTTCTTGACCCAGTTGGGTCATGAGGCGATCCGCTACAAACTCTATGTAGCGAGTCATCTCCTCATGATCCATCCCTATGAGCTTGCACGGAAGAGCCTCCGTCACAAATTGACGCTCAATTTCGCACGCAGATTGAACAATTTTATGAATGTCCTTCGGTGGGCACTTTTCTATAAGATGCTTATAGAGAGTCACCGCAAATTCCTGATGAAGACCCTCATCGCGGCTTATCAATTCATTACTAAACGAAAGACCCGGCATAAGCCCCCGCTTCTTGAGCCAAAAGATGGCACAGAAGGATCCGGAGAAGAAGATTCCTTCCACACATGCAAATGCTATCAGTCGCTGTGCGAACGGAGCGTCGCTTCCGGCCCATGTCATGGCCCAGTGAGCCTTCTCGGAGACCGCCGGGATAGTATCGATCGCCTTGAAGAGGCGCTCCTTTTCTTCGGGGTCACGGACGAGCTTATCAATCATAAGTGAATAGGTCTCACCGTGAATACTCTCGTTAAATCCCTGATACGCATAAAATGACCGCGCCTCTGGAATTTGAACCTCCTTTGTGAAATTTAGTTCCAAATTTTCAAATACAATACCATCCGATGCTGCAAAAAATGCCAGAACCATCTTGATGAAGTGCTGCTCTTCAGGTCTCAGGCCGTTCCAATCCTTGAGATCACCCCCGAGATCAATCTCTTCCACGGTCCAAAAGCTCGAGACGGCCTTTTTGTATAGTTCCCAAAGGTCCGGATATCTGATGGGAAATGTTGTAAACCGGGAGTTGCTCGGTGTAAGTATAGGATCCATTATAATATAGACGCGTCTTATTTTTTTAACCGTCCCTAATAATGGATATTGTAAAGCGTCTCGCTCTTCGGCTCAAGATGCACAAGGTCGGTGGGGCCGTTGTATACCACGTGGCCCTTTTGAAAAAGTCGCTTGATAAGTCGGGTTATGTCGACTCACGTCTTATCAAGGGATACTGTATCGTTGCTGAGACCGGAGAAGTCTGTGAGCATTACTGGATCAATGTGGACGGTCTCGATCTCGACGTGGCTCTTGAAATGTCGAAAGATGAAATGGCCCCATTCACACCTGTTCTAGTGGAGGAGTTACCGAAAGCTCGGTTGCGGTCGGACTTGAGCTCTCCGGAGATTCTAGCAGAGAACCGGCGTCTGTATAATTTGTATCAGACAGATCCGAAACAGTTTTGGAAAGAGGCACCACCAAGGGTTCGGGCTTTTGTAGTTTGAGGAAATTTTTAATGTGCCTCTTCACCGGGTTACTCTGTTCGAGAGCCGTGTTAAATTCTGAAAAACATTCAGAAAGAAATGTTTCTTCATCACTCGTCTTCACGTCGACACTCAATTCTTTTGAGATTTTTAGGGCCAGACGCCTCATGACCAGCGCGGAGCGGGAAGCGGTCGTTAATTTATCATTAATTTTGAGATACATCTGGATCGATCCGAGCGCACCTGTTCCGGCCGATAAAACTGCATTCAGTATACTCACATATTTTTGAGGAACAAATGAATTAAGAACGACGGCCATAAGCGCATTTATGGCCGAGGTTACCAGAATAGGAATATTGAACCTGTTCGCGAGCCGGGAATAATAGACACGCTCTTTATTATAATAATGATAATATTCGTTGCATTGACTTTCTAATTTTTTTAGAAATTCAATCTCGTCTTCATCCATATATTTCTATTCTAAAAAAATTTAGAATCTGACGAGATCTCAACAATATCTCGGACCCTCGGCGGGAGACGACTCCGGACCCCCTTGTATATCATATTAAATACCGGATTTGTATTAGTAATTATGATCTTCTGTAGGATATCTTTGTCTGGTCTTATGGCCGAGACCATATTCATAAGGTTCAGGGCGGTTTCTGAATTTAGTTTAGAAATTGGGACTCCCTTGAGGTTCACCTCCATGATTTCTTTGAGACCGTGTTTCAGAACATATGCGTCAAGTTGTTCAATGACTGGTTTAATTTCATTCATAAATTTGAGAGTCTCCTCGGGGGTCTTGGGTTGGCGCTCGATATAGGCCTTTCCGAGAAATTCTATATAGAGTATGCTCCCCTTGGGGTAGAACACCAAGAGGTCACTCATTGTGTTTTTTAGGCTTATTTTTTTTAAGTCAAACTTGTAATGAAGTTGGTCCTGACGACCCTGATGGCCTATAAGGCTCTTCACGGGAATGTGTGGGTCACTCGGGCTCTTTGGATTTTGATTCCTATTTTTGTTTTAAAATTCAGAACAGAGAGTTACAGAAATCTCATAGTCATCATGGTTCTCTGGAATGTCATAGACCTCTTGAACAGCGCGATAGGAGAGCCCGAAAAAAATAACGACCTCGTGTATAAGTATGCTGATACCGAAAGTGACCCATCAGGTATGGATACAGGGGTGGGACCAGCTTCCGGAGAAGTTTCACTCGAACGTGAACCGGCTCAGGGAGATGAACCCGACGTGGAAACATCGGACGTGGGATCTTGCGCGGCTTCGGAGGGCCTGTGAAGAATATGGTCCAGAATGCGTCGCAAAATTCGACTCATATGAACATTTCATTCAACAGGTTGATTTTGGGAGATATGTCGTTTTGTATCTTTATGGGGGTGTCTCGGTTGACTGTGATATGGTGTCTATTCGTTCTCTCGATAATATACCAAAATTAGAAAGCAGCAAACTCATAGTATCCCGGGCCAATCGGACCATGTTAGAGACGACCATTACAACTATGGGACATATTGCGAATAATAGATGGTTCATAAATAACGCATTTATAGCGTCCGAGCCAAGGAATCCGGATCTCAAGAGGCTTGTCGAAAATTGTATATCCGACCGAACAAAACAGGAAGATTATATGAGTCAGACATATTTTGTATCAAACACAACCGGACCTATAAAATTTTCCATGGCACTGAAAGATTCACCTATGACTATATTATATAGTGAGGTGATAGAATCTGAATATGAAAATGAAAAAGCCATTTTTATACACGAACATGAATTAAGTTGGACTGATCCAGGTTTGGCATACATATTTAAATTGTATTTATTAATTCAAAATTACAAAATTTTATTCATTCACCTTATTTCAATTATTTTGTTTTACTTCCTAAAATAATCTTGTCACGTAGGACCCCCGGTAAGAGGGACTTGACAGCCTCTATGAGAGCATCAAAGATCGAGTCCCCTCCGGCCATTTCACATTTATTAATCAAAAAGTGATCCTTTGTGTGATTGTGAATATTCCATATAAATTTAATAAGCATCAAGACATTTAAATTTTGAAAGGCCACGTTGGCGAGATTCACTTTGCAAGATTGTTTCAGGTTCTTTCTTAAACAAAGTTCCTGAATCTGATCAAGGACTGTATACATCACTTCCTGACAATATTTGTCAATATCGCCCGGAAGAGATTCCAACATTTCGGCGACCCTAATTTCTATATTTAAAATGTCATCGGCTGGCTCGAACCGCAGCCAATCCATACTGGATTATGAAAATAAAATAAGATCTCTAATTTCCCTTGGTATCAAAAGACTCAATGGTCCATAAAGAAACCTAAAGAAAAATCCGGCCCCTATGATATAGACCTTCCTGAGAAGACCATCGCCCTTTGTATACTCAATCACATCACAGATTAGCTTAAATAAAGAGCGAAATTCCTCTCTTGTCTTTGGTCCGGCGCCCGCAAGATCAAATTTTATCACAAGACCGGCCGCCCGACTTCTAATTTCATTTATAATTTCATGAAAATCAGAAACCTGAACAGGTGTGTAATCCGCGACCCTGAAATAAACCTGGGCCTCGTTTTCAGGACTCCATGTGCACGTCATAAAATCCATTTTTATTCACATAGATTTTATGAGGTGCGAAAATGCATCAGACGGGATTTGAACCCGTGCGCTCGAAAGAGCAAGCGATAGCTCGGACAGTCGCGATGCGACTGGACTTAAGTCGCTCTCCTTAGACCAGACTCGGACACTGATGCGTAGCGACCACGGTGGGTCTCGAACCCACAACCTCCAGCTGGCTCCGGCGAAAATCGTAGATTTTCTAGAAGGCTGGTGCACTATCCAATTGTGCTACGTGGTCGATTTGTCCCCGGCGGGACTTGAACCCGCGACTTCCAGCTCATAAGACTAGCACTCTAACCAACTGAGTTACGGGGACGCTAGGGGCACTCGCCCCTTCTATTCCAAAGTCTTTTTTCTTTAATACTTGTAGGTATGTTGGAACTCGTGAAAAATTTGGGAGTCGCGTGGGTCGGAGCACTTTCGTTCGTATTTGCCTTTTTGGTCTCCCGGATTCTTGACAATTTTACACCAGAATTGAAAAAGGATCAGGCAAAGTGGAAAACTTTTCTGGAGGTCCTGATCCAGTTTGCTATAATTTCAGTCATAGTCTACATGTCTCGGAGGATTATAAAGAGAATACCTTTTCCGCTCGAGGGTGTCGCGGGCTACATTCACTCGAACCTGAGCGAGCTCCGCAGCTTGCCCCTTATAGTCTTTATCATTATGTTCTTCCAGACGAAGACACAGGAGAAGATGAAGGCTCTGTATACTTGAAACATTCCCATAAACGCGACGATCGCTTGCTAATGCTTGAAAACTCATCGATCGTGTAGTTATCTCCCATAGATCGATTACACTTGGCACAGATAGGCCGAAGGTTGTCTATATTTAAAGTGCCCCCCTTGCTCTCAGGAATATTATGGCCCGATTCAAAATCGAAAACGGTCATAATATTCTCACACCAAGTCACTAAGCATTTATGTTCAAATTTCCTTCCTACCCAGGTTCTCCAAACCTGCTCACGAAGAGCGCGGGGGATTTTTTCTTTCATATTAAATCTTAAGTTATAATAGTCTTTAATGGAAGAAGCACAAGATTTAAGATTCAAATGTGAAGAATTATGGAATATGCGCAAGGGAATCGATGATCACGAAATTCTGGAGCTCATAGACGAGTTATATGAGAAGATGTGGAACAGATCGAACAATCTTGAGCCCAAGATGTTTCATTGGAAGCCAAAAGAAGAAGTGAGTGTTTTCAGAATGTTATGGAATAAATTAACGTGTAAACCAGAGATTGAGACAATTTTTTAACTGGAGCTAAGCAGTTAAAAAACGCTCCCAGCAGGGGTCGAACCTGCGACATTCAGATAACCGCGGAAAATCGAAGATTTTCTAACAGTCTGACGCTCTAGCCAACTGAGCTATGAGAGCAGTGGAGCCGTTTTAACGAGGTGGCACCCCCTCGAGGCCTGTTTTCCGAAGATGAGACCCGTCTCTGACCAACCGGAATCGAACCGGTGACCGAAGGATACCTTGTAACTACTACAGTCCTTCGCTCTACCAATTGAGCTATGGTCAGCTTCTCTTTTCGGCGGGCCCCTTTGAACCTTTTAAGGACTTGCTCAGGTCCAACCTATTTATGTCATTGAGTAAATTCTCTTGGTTCCGGCGCAGGCAGTTCTACACCCCGGGCACGTATCTTTGTTCAAGGTCCGGGCCCAACACGGCTCGCACATAACGTGTCCACAAGGTTCAATAAATAAGTCAACAAGACGATCCATACATACAAAACAAGTAAATTTCGCATACCTCTCAGCGTTCGTGTCCATCAAAATACTTCGCATCGCCGCCACCTTCCCTGCTGCTTCCCCACATTGTTGAGCCAGGGCAGAGATACCCTCTTCGGTCTCGTATTTGTCTACAACAGAAGAGATGCTCTCTTTTAAGTCCTCTGAATTTATGTTCTCAATCATCATTCTCAAAACATTCAGTTCGTCCGTCCTGGACTTGTGATTATGGTGAGCCCGTGTGAGTTCAGCACGGGCCGATGCAAATTCGGACTTGAAACGCCCGAGTTCCGTTTCGAAAGCCTTCCACTTGGGATCGAGCTCATATGCAATAGGCTGTATAGAAACCTCGGGATGAAGTATACTCTCAATAATATAAGAGAAATTCATGGTCTTATATTTTTAGGACTTTAACTTTTATCTAGACTATTATTAAATGATTGAACTCTTTCTTATTTTCATATTGGCGGCAGTCTTGGTTATGCAGGGGCTTGAGACTTTTCTGGATCCGGAAAAGCGTAAAGATCCAAGAGAGATGATTCAGGCGACACTTCTGACTGTGGCCGGTATTTTCTTGGCCTCGTTCTGGGTCAAGGCTTCTCAGACTTCCGGAGGCATGGGAAGCAGCAGTCGCTTACCTTACGGACTTCCTGGCGGATTTCCTTATTAGATTTTAAATAGTTATAGATCTGCTCGAGGGCTGGGTTCTTGGCCATCTCCGAGTTTAGTTTTGAGAGAACGACCTTGACATCATCATATATTAGATCAAATTTATAAACGAGCGTCTCTATGAGGTGAATATCAGAAGCGAAATCCTGTGATTGCAGAGTTCCTATTAAATTTTCAAGATGCAGACTCCTGACCTCATCAAGAATCTCAGCGATAGAAGCGCCCTCAGGGAGCGAAGCCACAACGGCTTGAACAACGTCGGCCATTTATTTTATACTTATATAATAAATGTCCGGAGTTTTATTTATGATACTTTTAGTGATACTTTTGGGCGGCCTTGGAATTTATGATATGTATATGGGCCTCACGGACAAGAAATCGTCTGTCGTCGGCCAGCAGTATTTTGGTCTCTTATATATAATTGGTGCAGTTTCGCTACTGCTTTACAGTGCATCTACAAAGACCTCCTAGTTCGAAAAGGCCAGACCTCCCATTCCACTCTGGATTCTGAGAATATTGTAGTTGACCGCGAACATCTTCTGGACGGTATTGATAGTGGTTCCCTTGAGGGTGATCCACGCCTGGGCATTGTCGATCCGTGAAAAATTGCAGGTTCCCGAGGGCTGGTGGCTCTCGGGCTCGAGTGCGAAAGAATAAGTATAAATTCCCGGATAGGGAGATCCAGAATGATAGCTCCAAGGTTGAACCTGGTTGAAATATTTACCGGACTGTTCCTTGAAGCGATCCTGACCATTGAAAATGAGCTTGAAAGAGGCCAGAGGGGCGTTCACGCTGTTCGAATCGTTGCCCTCCTCGAACCACGGCTTCGATGCGGTATCGAAGCGAGGGCACCCGATCTGGTGCGGCAGGCACCACAGTGCTGTTGAGCCACCCGTAGAGGCTCCACAGTTCAGCTGAATAGTCGCCATGGCGTTCGTAAAGTTCCACATTCCATTATTGTTTGTGATGATATCGCTGTTCTGGTAGCACCAGATGAGCTCCTTGACCGGGTGGTTGAAAGAGAGCCGGACAGTCTGCTGCGAGTTCACGCCGCCCGTCGGCAAGTTCAGGGCATCGCCACCCGTGTGCTGAACCTGCTCGATCAGATACTCGTGACCCTTCTGTGCGAACCGCCGGCGCTCCTCGGTATCCAGGTAGACATACCGGGCCCAGACATCAAAGACCGGAGTTCCGTTTCCGAAATAGGTGCTAAAATTTGGAGCAATATCGAAATCGAGACGAACCTCGTGATACTGCAGGGCGATCAGGGGAAGGTAGAGACCCGGATTGCGATTGAAGAAGAAGAGCATAGGCAAGTAGACACTCGGCGGGTTCAGGCCATCATCGGCACGCAGTCCGCAAGAGGTCATTTTGCCGTAAGTAATCTTCTTGGACTCGGGAAGGAAAACCTCGGCGTGAAGGCGCCACCAGGTCTGGTAGTGCTTGTCGATTCTCTGACCACCGATCGTCAGCTCTACATCCGAAATTGCCCGCTCAGCAATCCAGCACGTGTCATAGGCACTGTTGGTTGTGACCGGGGAACCGACGATCGGAACCAGGCGAACATAGACGTCGCCGACCAGGTCTCCGTTACGAGCAATGGTGACCGTCACGCGGCTGTTATTCGAGGCGGAACCATTCACGGACTGCTGAATGTCCTCCATGGCGAAATTAGTATGACGTTTATAGATGGCCTGGAAGAATGTAATCGAGGGCTGCCCGGAAAGGTAAATATCCTGGGCACCATAGGCAACGAGTTGAGCTAGACCACCAGCCATAGTATATTATAGTATAACCAGAAAATTTAATTAGAAAATGCGAGTCCGCCCAGTCCGGATGCAATCTTCAGAACGTTATAGTTGACCGCGAACATCTGCTGACTTCTGGCGGCAGTCGTGACCACGCCCGTTTTAAGAGCGGCCACGGTCTCGATCTGGTCGATTCTCGAAAAATTGCAGGTTCCACTCGGCTGAAGCTGCTCGGGCTTGAGGGCGAATGAGTAGACGTATATGCCCGGGTAAGGGTTCCCGCTGTGATACTGGTAGGGCTGATACTGATTGTAATATTTGCCGAGCTGAGGAGCCATCCGCTGCTGGCCATTGAATAAAAGACCAAAATTATACAGAGGTCCGACGGTCGTGTAATCATTTACGCGCGGGCCCTCGACACCATCCTCAGTAACAAAGATGTTCGCCTCGACCGGACATCCCGAGTGCTCCATAAAAGTCACGGTCGATCCACCGCACGTAATATACCCGCTGTTAGATCCTAGAATATTAGAAGTGAAATTCCAGAGAGAATCGGGGTTCGCGTCGGTGTTCTGATACTGGTAGCACCAGATGAGCTCCTTGACCGGGTGGTTGAAATTTTGTCTAATTGTGGATGGAGAAAACTCACCCGGAGAAGTTATGGGATCTCCCTGAATGTGCTGGACTTGCTCAATCAGATACTCGTGTTTCTTGTTAGCGAACAGGTCACGCTCGGCCGTATCCAGGTAGATGTAGTTTGCCCACACAGAGAAGGGATTACTTCCGAAATAACTATTATACTGAGGACTCAATGTGAAATCCATGCGGACCTCGTGATACTGCAGGGCGATCAGCGGAAGGGCCAGGCCCGGGTCCCGGTTGAAAAAGAAGAGGAGCGGCAAGTAAACATATGACTTGGCGACCGGGCTGACGTTATCAAAGACTGGAGAAGAAGTCATCTTTCCGTAGGAGTGCTTTTTGGTCTCATTCATAAATACCTCTGCATAAAGACGGAACCAGAGCTGATAGTGGCGATCGATGAGCTGACCTCCGATGAAGAGTTCGATCTGGCTGAAGGCCCGCTCGGCCACCCAACACATATCTACACCATTGACTCCGTTCGAAGAGACCAGTGGATTATAGTAGTCGCTTCCAACCTGATTCGGCTGGAGCACGACGAACATATCCGCGATGAGATCTCCAGTCCGGCGAATAACCACAGATGTCAGCCCGCCCGAGGTCATATTTCCGCCGACCGTCTGCTGGGTCGTCTCCATCGAAAAGTTTGTGTGACGCTTGTAGCTCGATCTGAAAAGGGTAACCTGAGGCTGCCCGGTTAAATAAACATCCTGGGCTCCATAAGCCACGAGTTGTAACAGAGCTCCAGACATATATAGTATATTTACAAAAAAAAGTTCCGCGTTTTGATTCCCTTTATAATTTCTTTTAAGATTATACAAATGAGCTCTAGATCCCGTCAGCCCCTGCCGCCTCAACCCGAAGACGAGGAAGTCGACATGGACGAGGATGAGGACGAGGAATTCGAGGAGCCCCTAGATTTGTTCGAGGCCCTGGGTTCCCTGATGGCGACCGAGGAGGGTGAGACCATTCCTGTAATTTTAAACAAAATTGCACAGGCCATCGATATGAATAACAAGATTATGATCAAAGTCTTAGCGACCCTGAACAAGATGGTCCCGGCGCCGACGAGCACTTAAAAAATAACACCCCTTTCATAATAACAGATGGTCGTCCACACTATCAAAAAGGAAATTACTCCCGAGCACGCGGAGGAGATCCGAAATGCCAATCACAACACTGAAATTAATTCATGGGACATTTTCCAGATTGAAAATTGCATAAATTTCAATGAAAACAAAGCGTATTTTCATATTCGTGCCAACCCTCTCGCGGCCGCCCAGGTATGGACTCGAGTCCTGTTTCCGGACGATCAGATTCGCGATGCAGATGGTTACCCTCAGGGATATGCAAATGAGAATATCAAAATTGTAAAGGACCGTTTTATTAATCATTGCCGGATGCTGATGACTCGTATCGATTCGCTCGAGGCGAGCAAAATGCCCAGCAAAGATATTAACGGAGATGAATTTACACTAGAATTTAGGGTCCGTCGACTCATCGTAGACCGCCAGGAAATGTTTGACCAGTTCAAGCTCTGGGAGAGGCGCTACAACAGAGTAACAAATCCGACCCTCGCTATAGATAACACAGACTCAAGTCTGAAGGATGATGAGGATATCTCATCGTATCAGAAGCTCCTTTTGTATCTTCTGAAGAAGGCCTATGATGAGGGCTACCGGCGATACCGAGACCAATGCTGTATTCAAATTAGAAATACCCGAGCCTGGAGGCCCGTCAAAGAGATTAAGGATTTTGTTTACGACTCGACCCAAAAGGAGGACAATCCCGATATGTGGAAGAATCTCACAAGCCGAGGAAATATTGTTTCGGATGTCGTTCGGCACTTGTCGAACTGCAAGGATTTTCAGTTTCTGGAAATCAAAAAGGACCGGCACACGTGGTCCTTTCAGAACGGTCTTTTGGTCGGAAAGGATTGGTGCCCGAATAAAAACCAGTATCAGATCAAGTTTTATGACTACGGGAGTCCAGAGTTTCGAGAGCTCGACCCGACGCTCGTGTCTTGCAAGTATTTTGATCTAGAATTCGATCCGTATGAAAACCTAGAGGACTGGTGGGACATTCCGACTCCAAATATGCAAAAGGTTCTGGACTATCAAAAGTTTGAGGATGATGTCTCAAAGTGGATGTATGTCTTCATGGGTAGGCTCTGTTTCGAGGTGAATGAAATGGACGGCTGGCAGGTTATCCCTTTTCTGAAGGGTATTGCGCGTTCCGGAAAGTCGACACTCATTACCAAGGTTTGTCGCAAGTTTTACGAGTGTGAGGATGTTGCGACCCTTTCGAACAATATCGAAAAGAAATTCGGTCTTTCATCCATCTGCAACGGATTTCTCTTCATTAGCCCCGAGATCAAGGGGGACCTGCAACTCGAGCAGGCCGAGTTCCAGTCGCTCGTTTCCGGTGAGGACCTTTCGATTGCCCGCAAGAACGAGAAAGCTCTGAGTGTGCAGTGGAAGACGCCCGGAATTTTGGGTGGGAATGAGGTTCCCAACTGGAAGGACAACTCTGGCTCAATTCTCCGTCGTTTGGCAACCTGGAATTTTAGTAGACAAATTGCTTCAGACGTTGCGGATCCTCATCTCGATGATAAGCTCGAGGCCGAGATGCCCGCAATTATGTGCAAGTGTCTTCGGGCCTATCTTGATTATGCTCATAAATTTTCCGACAAGGATATTTGGAACGTCCTTCCGAAGTATTTCAAGACGGTCCAGAGCCAGGTGGCGACGGTCACGAACGCTCTCCAGCACTTCTTGTGCTCAGAGAAGATCAAGTTTGCACCAGAGCTCTGCGTTCCCCAGAAGATATTCGTGGCTCAATTCAACCAGCATTGCAAAGAGAACAATCTCGGGACCTACAAGTTCAATCAGGACTTCTATGCAGGACCGTTCAGCTCAAAGGAGGTCGAGGTCCGGGTCGATTCTCTGGTATACAAAGGGAACGCGTATTCTACTCAGCCGTTCATTTTCGGTCTCGATTTAAATGTTCAGGATTAGTATGAATCGAGCGGAGGCTGCCAAAAAGATTCAAAAAATGTTTAGGCGCAAAAGGGTCTCTCAAGAGACCGGACTGCGTTTTTCCAAAACGACCATTACAAATTATCTTTGCAAATTTAATGTCCGTGTAAATTTTTTAAATGGTATTTTGGGCTTGAACGTCAAGGGGTTCACGTCGGTCGTCGGATATTTTAACTTGAGAAAGTTACCTATCGTTCGATATTCCAATGGAGAGTGGATGGGCCTCGACCGCAGTTCATCCGTGAAATATATAGTGGCCAAAATTAAAAACTTGACTGTCAAGTTGCAGCCGGATCACATGGAGATTAGTGGTTCCGGAAATTATGAGGAGGCCCTCAGATACTGCATAAAGAACAAGTGGATTCCAGAGTCGGCCTCGAGACTCAAGCCTGAATTTAAGATTATAAATACAAAATTCACGGTAAACACCGGCATCGCGCTCCAAACTCTCGCCGGGGAGGTGAACCAGGAGATCCCAGAACTCCTGGCCGAGCCGGCGGTATACGATTATGATCCAGAATTAGGGTCCACATTTCCTTCTCTAAAATTAAAATTCAAGAGGCCCAAGCTGACTTTTCAGGTTTTTCAGAGCGGAACGATCCTTTGCTCGGGAATAAAGAATCTGGAGGATCTCGAGGTTCCCAGAGAGCTTTTCAAGCAACTTTTTAGTTCCCGGGGAGTTTCTAAAACTGTTTTTAATATGAAAAAGGGGAGCACCGGAGGAAGCAAGCTCGCGGCCCGTAACCCGAGTGCGGGAACTTGGGACAATCTCGTTTCGCCAGTTCCGGCCGGTTATTACATTCGTCCAGGGACGGATGGACAGCCCAGGCTCTACGTCTATCAATATTTCATTCAGTTAGAGCAAGGTCATGCAATTTTGGATCCAAAAGGAAAAGTTGATCTGTCTGGCGTGGCTCCCAAGGTCGTCAAGGCGTTCGCGGAAGTCGGTCAGCCGATTCCCGCGTCGACCCTCAAGGTTTTCAGAGAGGCCGGGCATCCTCTCGAGTCGATCACGGTTGCGGAAGAGCCCCGCGCGGCCATGAAAAATAGGCGCGCGCCCGGATGGAACGCCGAGAAGCCCGGTTTCTACGTGCGACCCGGACCTGGACAGCAGCCATATTGGTTCAAAGTTCCAAAGATAAAGAGTTCTGGTAAAAAGACCGTCTTGAGCACGTATACCAAGGCGGGACGTAATATACCCGCGGCGGTTCGCAAAATCTTTGGAATATCTGAAAATGTCAAGGTGAACGCATCGGAACGGAAACACCTGATCCGTATGGGAATTAACAACATCCTTCGCATAAATGACCGTCAGGCGACTCGATTGACCAAAGCTGAGCTCGTGGCCATTGCTCGAAATCTCGAGATTCCCGAAGCGAGCGAGACCCTGAAACCTGCCGAGTTGATGCAGCTTATACAGAGAAAGGCGGGAGTTTCTGGAGCGATCAAGAAATTTAATGCAAATATCAACGGAATAAAGTATAGACTAAGAGAGGATCGCAAGGTTGAGAAGACCCAAGGAAACAAGCAGACCGTCATCGAGTGGAAGCATATTTCGGCGGCCGATAAAGTCAAGATTGGGCGGGCTATACTGGCCAAAGAGAACTGGGCCGGTTTCAACAGTATGCCCAATTTGATAAATGGTGAAACGCCCAATAAATTCAATGGGCTATGGCTCGTCTTGCAGAGCAGACGTGCGGCACGCAAGGCTTCACCGAGTCCGAACAGAAAGGCGAGCCCGGCCTCTCCGGGACCGGCTCCGGCCCCGAGTGTCAACTACACCCCGGTCCTTCGGAAAGTTCTAGGAAATTACTTCAAGAATGAGGATGTTTCTGAATTTAATAAGAAAATTAAATTACTCCCGGTCGGCCCCCGTGGAAAACCTCTAAAACCCGATATCGTATCATTGATAAAGAATTATGCAAAGACGGCAATAATCAAGAGACGGCAAGAAATTATAAAGGCTAATTATGAAACAAAAATAGTCGTGCCGAACTGGGTCCCGGTCAACCGAAAGGCCAACTTCCGGAAGCGCCTTTTGGAACTGGCAACAACTCCAAACAACAAGGGCAAGTATCCTATACCCAAAAGATTGAAGGAGGCGATGGATGCTTGGATAAATAGTAGTCTCAATATGAGCGGCCGAGGTGCCTATGAATATGAGGACTTGAACACGGGCCAGATTGTCAAGGTGCCCGCACGGCCCGCTATACAACGGGGAGAGGTCAAGATTCCAAAGAGGATCAGTCCGAATCACGGACCGAAGAAGAGTCCCAAGCCTGAAAAGGAACCAGAGAATCAGAGAATTTATTATGTGTATAAGGTTCCTTTGATATCTGAAACTGAAAACCTGGGGACCGCTATGATAAATGCCGGGCTCAATATACGAAACGGACACACCTGGAAGGAGGTTGTCCGGGCCGGGGTAAATAAGAAATTCAAGAATGTATGGATGACCCATGTGGCCAAATCAAATGGAGGACCGGTCGGCCCTGTCAAACGGCGATAAGCTTCATAATGTCAAACACCTTGTGTAGAATATTATAAATTTCAATTTTATTTTGAATTTTAGTCGGATCAATAATTTCCAATTCAATTTGATAATTGGTGTCATCATCACAATCCTTGTCATCGGGATTTCCCTTGACAATGGTCATATCGATAGACAAATTTTTCCTAACAAAAGACCATCGCTCCTTGGTCTTTTGCTCGGTGCTCGTCTCTTCGCCGTCATATTCGAAGGGCTCCTCGGAAGAGACCCCAAGACGGATGTCGAGTGGGGCGGTGTCAAGTGCGAAATCATCTACACAGATTCTCTTCTTGATTTGGCCCAATTGCTCATCGGTCTTTTCATCGATCGTGAGGCGCTTGTTGTCACTGAAATAGTAAATAGTCGAATTTGTATGACGGGTCTCCTCCCACCCGGTATACCTTCCGAGAGACTCGAGAACCTTCGAGAACACGGCCGAACCTACATTCGTGTCAAAGCCCCTTCCGGCCGTTCGACCGAGCCGCATCTCTATCTCGACTCCAGGTGCCTTGTGCTTCTCGATAATGTTGGCCCACTTTGTGAACAAAATTGGACACATAGGATCCGATTCAGGTTTAATTTCCATTAGAGAACAAACGCGCGTAGTCCTTAAGATGAGAGGACTCGATAATTTGGGAAACACGTGCTTTTTCAACACGGCCATTCAATGTTTGGCCCATGTTCCACCACTGTCAAAGCACCTCTTCTTCAATGAGGTCGAGAAGGATTGTGCAATTACAAAAGAATATCAAAAATTAGTAAAAAAACTTTTTCTCAAGGATGTAACCGAGCCGGCCGATCCCACCGATCTGCTCTCTGCATTTCGGGACCGATTCCCGAGTTTCACGCGTCACCGTCAACACGATGCTCAAGAGGTTATCCTTCACTTGATTGACGTTTTCGAGGAGTCGCTCGGCAAGGAATTGGTCACTGGAATATTCAATGGGGAGGATACTCAAGAAACAATTTATTCAGGTGGGATTTCTACTATGAAGACCCCGTTTGCTATGATGATTCTCGATGTGAATTCTCCGGGTCGCCTCGAGGATCTCATACATTTGAGACAAAAATATACTGGTATACAGGATTATACAGATCAGAACGGAAAGAAACATCACGTGGCCGCGGTCCGAACAATAGTCACTCAGTGGCCAAAGACTATAATTTTTTCATTTTCTATGTATTCTCAGAAATTTCCAATCGAAATTCCATATGAGTTTCAGGGACGGAAGCTGTTTGCATTGGTCGTCCACAAAGGGGTTTCGAGTTATGGACACTATAATTTAATAGTGAAAAGACACGGTAAATGGTATATTAAGGATGATGAGTCCGTTCAGGAATTCGAAACGCCCGAAATTATGAAAGGTCCTTTCTATATGGCACTTTACAGAATGTAAGGTATACAATTGTCCATATATTTACCATTATATGTTCCATATATTAGAATAGTGTCTCCGTCCCTGATGAACTCACCTACACACTCACTAGAAAGGAATACCCCTGAACCATCTTGACACATCAAGCAGTTCCTTGATTCGCATGCAGTTGTAAACATACCAATTGCTACAACTAGTTCTTGATCGATAGTTGATGCGGACCGTATACAGGTCGGGGTGCTCACATAGTTAGTCCACCACATATCTTCTGACGTATGGCTATTAGGATGTTTTATACATTTAATCATTGATGAAGTTTCTCGGTCATAAATCCCATAGACTCTGACGAGGTCTCCAATTATATCCCATTCACCTAAACATACCATAGGGAGGTTTATAATTGAACCATCTTTGCACAATAAGCCGTTTCCTGTAAAAAATCCAGTAATTATATCTGTATCTCCTACAGAAAATACACAAGGGAGGCTCGGGGGCCCTGGAGGCGGTGGCGAGTTCACATAGTCAGAATCATAACTAAAAGGGCTTGCAATACATGTAATCATTGATGAAGTTTCTCGGTCATAAATCCCATAGAATCTGACGAAGTCTCCCACCATATCCCATTCACCTAAACATTCCATAGGGAGGTTTATAATTGAACCATCTTTGCACAATAAGCCGTTTCCTGTAAAAAATCCAGTAATTATATCTGTATCTCCTACAGAAAATACACAAGGGAGGCTCGGGGGCCCTGGAGGTGAAGGTGTCCCTAGAAGGCTCGGCGGCCCTGGAGGTGAAGGTGTCCCTAGAAGGCTCGGGGGCACTGGAGGTGAAGGTGTCCCTAGAAGGCTCGGTGGTGCAGGAGGTGAAGGTGTCCCGTAACGGCGCGGAGGCGGCGGGCTACCGCAGTTCGTCGGCGTGAATGAAAGAATACTTGTTAAAAACTTATACATTCTGTTGTTATATACAAATATAGTCTTTATACTGAAGAAGTGTCACTGTAATCGGATAACAGAGGCTCTCGAAGAGCCATGAAACGTCCAAAAAATCCGGTTGGTTTACAAGGAGGGGTCTTTTTAGTCGATAAATGATGGACACTTATATGGGAAGGATTTCCTTGTTCGACCGTCGTCATGAATTCTGTGAAGCACTCAGAGACGAAAGTTTGACCATCGGTCGTTCGCAACTCGAGCGGAGTCGCCAATTCTTTTGCAATTTTAAGTGAAATTTTATTAAAAGACATCGCGGACCGTAGAGAATTTGTCATTTTGTCTGAAACTTTCAGATAAAGTTGAATCGATCCGGCCACTCCTATACCGGCCGAAAGTATCGAGTTTACGAGAGAAACCCAGACCTGTTCGACAAATTGATTAAGTATTATCGCACTCAGAGAATTTACGGCCGATAAAGCAATTATTGGGATATTAAATTTACGCGCAAGGCCTGTATAATATTCGTAGTCTTTCATATTCTTTTTATAGAGGTCCCTGCACTGGTCTTCCATAAATTGAATATATGTGTTTTCATGCTCACTCCAGCGCTTCTCGGAAGCCATTTTTATATTTCTATACTATATATGCTGAAAATATTTACAGGTCTGTTATCCTTTACAGGAAAGGATCCTATAGGATCAAAGTTGACCCCGGCTCCGCCCCCTATACCCTATTCCTCCACACCATCTATAGCTTACGGGGGGAAACCCTCCGCAAGTTCTGGAGTTTCACTGGAAAGTCTTCCTCTTCGATTTCAATATAGTTCCCAGATATATCTTCCTAAAAAACAGTGTTCAGGGCAAAGTTCTTCAGTGTGGACTTCGAATGCAAAGGTGGACCAGTTTCCATGGTTTCAGGTCGATCTCGG